GTGATACCTGTTGGCGTCGGCGTATTTGTAAGATTTGTGCCTGTACCACCAGCGATCCATGCAGTGCCAGTCCAATTATATGCCAATTTATCAGCTGTATTCCAGTAGGTAAAGCCAGCATCATTAATAGTTAATGTTGGGTGCGTAGCTAAATTTTGTAATTTGAGATTCAATAATTGATTTTTATTTAAATCAATATCAAATAGATAATCTCTTTTTGCCATAAGTATTTCTTGTTTTATTTTTTCATGTATTATTTTTAATTTAGTTCAGCAAATCCACTGAAACCAGCTGAAAATGTTACGATAATATTATAATTATCAATATATTGTATAGCTCCCTCAACAACTGATCCAGCACTATCTGTGATTGTTACCGATGGCTTTTTATTCATAGTATGCAATATGTGCCAGATATCTGAGGGAATACTTTGTTCAAATCTGAAATAATGCACTGGACTTATTTGCATTTCTGTATTTGGGCTATTACTAATAATAATAATACCTGAATTTCCGTCACGCATACCAGAAGATACTGGCATAATATCAACAAACTCTAATACATTCTCATGACTATCACTCAATATTAAATCTCCAGACATAGTTCCCATAATTTAATAATTTTTAACACTGTTATCGTTTAATTCTATATTTGTAATATTAATAACAAATATTCTATCAAATATACCATCATCAATATCGCTAATATCTGTCCATTGAAATTTTATCTCTGCGAACAATATCTCATTGCTATGCGGCGACGTGATCTCATTCGGAACAATAAAGTCATAGATGAAATCATTAACATATATTAATGGTCTCCATCCAGCCTCAGAAGCTTTCTTATATTTAGCCAACTCAACGCTTGGGTTATTTCTACTCTTAATTACGACCTTTATATCAAGCATATCCGATAAATTTTTATATGTACCGTCAATATTCCTGTATTTTATAGACTTTCTAATATCTGAGCCTGCATTTATCTGTGTAAATGTTACTGGCTGATTTAATCGTCTGATTAATCTACCGCCATTTATTACAGAGAGATCATAAGCCGAATTGGATAACGCTAAAATAATGGCATTTTGTCTAACCTCATTATTTGCTAATGCCTTATTATAAATTCTAAGCTTCTGAATATTACCGATATAAGAACTATTGAAATTGTGTTCGATAAGTTGATCGTATTTCGATGGGTCAAGAGTTAAAGAAGTCTTATCAAAGTCAGTATAATGTAACGAATGTTTCAATCCGAATGATCCGCCACCCCAGCTTATATTATATGGTACACCCAATTGTTTTTCATCGTCATTTTTCAATCCTCTAAAATAGAATTCATCGAAATCAGATATTCCCCAGAATAAGCCACCATTGATATAAATGCTTAACGTTCCCTTTCTTTGAGCATAGCATTGTGCTTTATTCGGATCATAATTCTGAATTATGCTATCAGGAGTGAAGACGATATCTATTAAAGACCATCCGATTCTGCTAATAATATTCGGTGATACAACATACATCACATTGCCCTGTGCATTGACATATCGTATTCCGATTCGTTTATCAGAAGTAATTTCGAAAGCAATTATATTATTCTTGATGTTATCAATTTGCATTGTGTCAATATCAACAACGACAGCGTATTCTTCTGGCTGTCTAAATGATGTGTATGTTGCGTCAAGCTTATCATATCCAGCAAGATAATGTAATTTGGATGTAGTTATACCAGATAAAGTATAGGTATAGCCAGTTTCTTTTGCGTTGTATAGTATTGTCGTGCCACTAACGGTTATAGTTTCTCCGAAATATGCCTGTGAATATTTATCCTCTGCTCTTAAGCCCATTAGGTAAAATATGCCAGCACTTTGGGGAAGTATTTCGATTAGCGTTTCAATTGTGATGCCATCATTATATCTCGATGGAAGTAATTCGTAGTCATAGCCGTCCAGCTTGAAAAAGCCTTGAAAATAGCCGTTTACCAAGCTCATGTAGTTACCAACAGATGTTCCTGTTACGGCATTTAACTCGTAACCGTCATAGTTAATACTATCGCCAGATACTGAATAATACCCAACACGATCCATAATCATTTTATTGTCTGACGGATCAATGTAGAAACCATCGCCAATATGTGAAACTCTACCATTGTCGATTGCAGTTAAGCCAAAATCAGGTAAAGTTAATGCATTTACAGTTACATTACTTAAGCCATTAATACTCTTAATAATGTATTCATTACCGAAGTTCCATGATCCGCTATCGCAGATATCTATATTCACAGCTAAACTGTTTACCAACTCTCTATTTATATCCATTTTATTGCTTAAATGTATTTAATATATAAATACTAATTTATTATATTGTGGGACAGTATTTATAATAAAAAATTACGTTGAGAAACCAAACAATAAATATTTTGATATGAATCGTATTAATAAGGATAATGTTACAGAATTAATTAAGGAAGTATTAGAGCCAGAAGAGGTAAATATCAACTCCTTAAAAATGCAAACAACTCTAAATCCTGTGATATGGGATGAGAGAGGTGCTTTACGACCAGAGATTAGAAAACAGTTATTATTGAATGCCAGACGATTTATTGAGTTCTGTGATATTGAGTCAATGAAATATAATGATATTATTCTCACAGGTAGTATGGCAAATTTTAATTATAATGCTACTTCGGATATTGATATTCATATCGTACTAGATTTTGATCAAATCTCTGATAATGAGGAATTCGTCAGAGACTATTTTAAATTAAAAAAAGACTTGTGGGCTAATAAACATGACATTACTATTAAAGGATACGACGTTGAGATTTATGTTCAAGATACTGATGAACCTCACAAATCAACTGGAATGTATTCTCTGATCAAAAACGAATGGATTGCTAAACCGTTGAAGAAAATTGTGAATATTGATACTAAAACAGTTATGACTAAAGCCAACGATATAATGCAAGCAATTGACGAACTTGGCAATATAAAGGATAATGAACTATTCTATAAAACCTATACTAAGTTCTTGCATAAGCTAAAAAACTATAGACAGGCAGGCTTAGATACTAATGGCGAGTACTCTGTGGAAAATCTGGTCTTCAAGATTTTGAGAAATAATGGTTATCTGAAAAAACTAATCGATGAAAAAAATAAACGTATTGATTACGAACTCACTTTAGATCAGTAAAATAAATAATATAAAAATAATGTTTATTTTACTAAAAAATAAACTATTTATAAGAAACTTAGTAAATAAGAAATAAAAACGATAAAAATTTTATAATGAAAAAAAATACATCTAAAGAGGCGTTTTGCAACAGACTCCAAGAATTATCTGATATTAAGGATTTTAAATCAAAATCTAACGACAGAAATATCGGTACACTAATTGACATTGAGAGAAACAGCGACGGCGTCGCTTTTGGTATTGTAAAGGAAAACCACAATTATTATATTAAAAGAGGCGGAACTAAACAAAACCTTGACGCATCAGACTTTTGCTATATCGGTGGTCTTGAGAATATCACATCATATCAGTTTCATACTCTTGCTGAATCTGAAAAACAAAGAAACTATATGATCGCTGAAATGAATCAGTCAGCTGGTATTCGCGTCAACGCATCTGTAAGTAAAATGATTATAAGCGAAGATGTTGCTGGCGAACATATTAAGAATGCCGAAGCTTCTTTGGACACTTTAGAAGCTGCTACGGCTGCTGAAAAAAGCTCACCAGAGATCACAGCAAATGATGGCGGCAACATGGGTGCTGGCGATATGGGTGACGGAAGCGAAGCTGGTATGGGCGACGATATGAACACTGGTACTGGTGATATGGGTGCTGGCGGCGAAATGGGCGATGACATGGGTGACGGAAGCGAAATAGGTGATGAACCTGCTGGTGCAGAAGGTGATGAAGTTGGCGTTGATGGTAACAAAGCAATTGAAAAAGCAATTGGCAAATTAACCAATACTATTAGAAAAGCCGATATGACTCCAGAAGAAAGCAAATCATTTTTAGCTTCATTGATTTCATCGTTTAAAGAAAAACTACCCGAAATTGAGGTTGAAGATAGAAAAGAACTTGCCAACAAGTTAATGAAAATTAATGACTCAGGTGAAAAAGACCTTGAAGATAGTATGCCAGACGAAACTGAGGTTGACGAAACTGCCGAAGTTGGCGAAGAAACTTGCTCAGAATGCGGTGGATTTACACAGTACGCTGAATCTCGTGGTTATACACAGGAAAGCATTATGGAATGCGGCGACGACGAAATGGGAAGTCTTATTTCTGGTTATGCTAATGCACATAAAGAAGGTAAAAATAACGGTGATGCTGAAACAGTGTCTTTATATACCAATCCAAAGGTTAATGAATCATTAGTCGAAGAATATGGTCATGAGGATTATGTTAATGAGGTTCTGAAACCAGAAATCATGAAACTAAGCGAAGCCACTGACGAAGACAAACAATTAAAGATTGCTGAAAGTTGGAAAGTTGCAAAAATTGGTAAGAAAGCCGCCGTTAGCACTGGAAATACTTTAATCAAAGAAGAAAACGATCAGAAATTTAAAGTATATTTCAAAAAAGACAAATTTAAGACAGAAGATAAAGGTACATTGAAGAAATCTTTCCTTACAAAGGATGAAGCCGATGCCTATGCTAAAAAGATGAATGCTGGCGTAAACCATGTATTTGGAAATGATGCTGGTTACGTGGTTGTAGCCGAACCAAAAAAAATCAATGAAACCGAAGACGACGAAGTTGAAAATGATAATGATAACATTGATGATCTTAGTGCGCTTGGCGATCTTGATTTGGGTGCAGAAGGCGATACCGATGCAAACGTAGACGATGTTGATGATGTTACTGCTGTTACAAGTGGCGCACCTATTGAAACTCCTGCTGAGGATAGTATGTTCGCAACTGATTCTCAATCATTGGGAGCAGTTAATCCATCACCAATGGCTACAACAGAACCTATTTCAATGGGTGCTGAAACTGGCGTTGTTGTTGATGTTAATGCTCAGTCAAAAACTGTTAATGTAAAAATGAATGAAGGTAAAAAGCCTACATTCATTAAAGGTCAAAAACCAGACTTTGGTAAAAAGGATGATAAACCTAAAGATGAAAAAAAGGGTGCGAAACCTACATTTGTTAAAGGTCAGAAACCAGATTTCGGTAAAAAGGATGGCGAAAAAGAAGAAATTTCCGAAGACGCATCGGATGTTAAAGCAGCATTGGCTAAAGGAACTGCTAAGAAAACAACTCCTGTAACAAGCGTGGCTAAAACACCAGCTGGCGGTGAAAAGGGAAATTCAGCATCTGTTGTAGCATCCTCATTAGCAAAAGGAACTGCTAAGAAAGCTGGGGCAGTTACAAGCGTAGCTAAAACACCAAATGGCGGCGAAAAAGGAAACTCCGCATCAATTGTAGCGGCAGCTTTAGCTAAAGGTAAAGTATCTATGAGCGAATCAGAAACAAAATTGAGAAAATATGTTAAAAATCATTTACTCGAAATTGCTGGTTTGAAAAAAGCTACTCTAAACGAAAGTGCTAAATCTCCAAAATTGAAACAATTAGACAAACTGATCGAAAGTCAGTATGCGGATTTTAAAAAGCTTAGTATAAAATAACAAATCGTATATGTTTTAAACAAATGCCTCTTATATAGAGGCATTTGTTTTTTATAAAAAATTGTAATAAAATGAATTTAATACTATTTAATATAAAAGTAATCTTATGGCAACTGTATATGACGAAGAAGGTCTTAAATTAATCTATGTATTGAAAATCGGATATAATTCGAAAGACGAAGGAATGTTCGAGTTTATTTTCTCCAATGATCCTACGAATATTAATATTAAGGAATGGTGTTGGGATTTGATTCCAGCCTACGATAATGCAATACCACCTACCGAAGACTATATCGGGGCTGTAATAGGCTTAAAAACGTCAACGTTTGACTTATTCTGTTTACATGAAGACGTTACCAGAGAATATATGCATGGTGTTCATACAATTCACGCATTAGCATATGAAACCGAACGAACAAGTGATAATGGTTATACCCAATTTGAAAAATTGATGGAAGATGACGAAGATCAGCCATTGTTGGTATTTCATTATGGAATGACTTTAGCCAGAGTAAAAGAAATATTCAGTGCCAGAAAAATAATCTTACGGAACGATAATTTTGTTGAGGTGTCATCAATCAAATTTTAAACAATCGGCATGGCTACAAAAAGAAATAATGATGATAATTCGGAAATTGATAATAATCAGTTCCCAGACCATATACCAGCTGTCGCTTTATCAAGTGCTAGCGAACAGATAAAAAAAGACGAATTAAGAAAATTAGCCAAGGAGCTAAGAAAATCTGGCGGTAAGGTTGAACCAGTTATCATAACAACAAACGGAACAATAAAAAAAGCCAGTGAACTTAATATGGCTGAAAAGAAATGCGAAATCGTAAGATGTACTTCTGACCCAGCCTATTTTATTGAGACCTATTTAACAATTTTTGACCAGACGCAAGGGCTTGCTGGTCGAATTGTTCCTTTTAAATTATTTCCTTTTCAGCGTAAATTAATTAAAGCATATTTATCATTCCGATATAATATTGCTAATAAATATAGACAGGCAGGTATTTCTACAGCAACATGTGCATTCATTGCTTGGTATGTGATGTTTAATAGTAATAGAACGGCAGCGATTGTTGCCGATAAACTTGAAACTGCTCGTGACGAGTTAATGAATGACGTTGTTGAATTCATTGACGGCTGTCCTGACTGGCTTAGACCGAAAACAGGTAAAATGGCTGGTGCTGAAAAGAACTACAAAGATACTCAGAAGTTAAAACGTTATGATAATAACTCCGCATTGGGTGCATTTTCAGCTAAGAGTGGACTTCGTGGTACAACTCCAACACTATTGTTTTGGGATGAAACTGCTTGGACTGAAAAATCTGATAAATTTTGGACTGCTGCCAGACCTACTATGAGTACAGGGGGTAGTACTATTATGGTAAGCACGCCATCTGGCTTAGACCCCGTTTTCTATAAAACATTTGAGGGTGCTAGAAAAAAGGAAGAAAAAAATAACTTTAATGCAATTGAATTATGGTGGTATAATGATCCACGATATAATAAAGACCTTGTTTGGCTGAAAAACAAGAACAAGGATACTGAGATTAAGCTAGTTGACGATAATTGGGCTGACGACTATCGAATCAAATTAATGGATGACGGCTGGGAAGCTTCATCACCTTGGTTTGAGGAACAGGTAAGAGACGCCAACGGTGACATGAAAAAAATTGCTCAGGAAATTTTATGTGTTGGGAAAGATTCAATTGTAACCATAAGAGATGTTGCAACCTTGGATGTGATTAATTTAAGCATTTCCGAGTTATATAACAATTTGCCTCATTTAACGTCAAGTATAAATATAAACAGCAGACTTGAAATTTTCACCACAAATGGATATTCGAAATTTTATGGCGTTGATAAAAAATATAAAAACAACGGATTTAAAGTTTCATTGGCGACCGATGATCAGATTGTAGTGAGTGAGGATCATATATTTCTAGCTAATGGTAAGAATATGCCATTAAATTCATTAATACCAGATGTGTCATATCTTACTACTATTTATGAAGATTCATTCGTAAAATCGATTGAGCCGTGCGATGAAACAGAGTTTTATGATATTATTGATTCAGAGGGATGTGAATATTTTGCCAACAATATTTCAAATCATAATTGTTCATTCTTAGGTTCTGGCGATAACTTTATTGACGAAGAATATCTAAAAAGAATACAGGATCATGAGGTTAGAGTTCCAATACGTCAGGAATATACCGATAAGAATATGTGGATATTTGAAGATCCTATTCCAGAGGAACAATATGTTCTAGCTGTCGATGCATCGCCAGGCCATGGAGAGGATAATTCAACAATCAATATACTTAAACGTAATGAATATATTGAAAAGAAAATGATCACAAAAAATGGTAAGACAAAGGAAGTCAAGTTAAAGAAATTTAAAATAGAACAGGTTGCCGAATATTATGGTAAAATAGTGCCGCAAGGTCTTGCAGAAATCGTATACCAATATGGAAAGGCTTATAATAATGCTTATGTTGTCGTGGATATAACTGGTGGCTATGGTGTGCAAGCTGTTGAAAAATTATTGGAGATTGGCTATGACAATGTACACTATGCCGAAGTATCTCATAAACCGTCGAGAGATCGTTTACAGGGATACATTAAGAAAGGTCAGAAATCTATGACAGATGGTGCTGTTATTTATGTTGACTTAATTCCAGGTTTTTTCATAGGAAATAACAGAGCATCAGTGCTATTAGAGCTTCAAAGATCGATTCACTTAGAGGATATTATAATCAGATCAACAAGATTATTAATGGAATTGAAGACATTTGTTACTGTTGCTGGAAATCGTGTTGCAGACCATAAGAGATCATTTCACGATGACTCAATTATGGGACTGTCAATTGGACTATATGTTATCAACTTTGATATGGCTAGATTTAAACAAAGTAATAGCACGACTGAGCAAATGTTAAAATCTATTTTGTCTGCCAATGATATAAAGGTTATTAGCGAACAAAGAGGTGAGAAGCCTGTGCCAAAGATATCTCCGAATAGTTCATCGCCCTTAAATCCTTATATTGTAAATGCATGGCTATTTAGCGGCATAAAACAAAAATAAAAAAGAAATACTATTTATATATTGATACTTTACGATAAATTCAAGTATTTATAGAAAATTATAATATTTTATAAAAATGGAAAAAGATAAGGACAAAGGAACAGTATATCAAAAGCTAAATGGTATCTTCAATTTTGACGGTTTTGGTATTACCACAGGTGTTGAGCGTGATGTAAAGAACAATAAAGTAATTATAAAGGGTAATTCGCCAGAAGAGGTTCAAAGAAAGGGACTTGAGCTTGAACAGAAGAGAAGTCTTATAAATAAATTCACAAAAACGACTGATAGAAACTATCAGAAAGCTTTACAATATGAATCAGCTAGGTTGCCAGCATATATGGACTATGAGGGTATGGAATATTACCCAATTATTTCAAGTGCACTTGATTTATTTATGGAAGAAGCAACCACAATAGGCTTGGATGGTAAAATGCTAAACATTTATTCGAATAAGGATCGTATTAAATACCTTTTAGAGGATTTCTACTACAATATTCTAAACGTTAACACGAATCTTCCATTCTGGACAAGAAATACTTGTAAATATGGCGACAATTTCGTATTAATGCTGGGCGAAAGAAAAAAGGGTATCACAGCGATCAAGCAAATGGTAAATTTTGAAATAGAAAGAACTGAAAGAATTATCAATGGCAAATCTAGTATTCTTTTCAAAGAAAGAATGACTGGCGATGAATTCAATGCATTTGAAATAGCGCACTTTAGACTGCTTGGAGACGACAAATATATTCCGTATGGTTCATCACTACTAAACAAAGTTAGAAGAGTTTTTAGACAGCTTATAATGGCAGAGGATGCCATGCTTACATATAGAATCATTCGTGCAGGTGAAAAAAAGGTATTTAAAATCGACGTCGGAAACATTGATGACGACGATATTGAAGAATATATGTATAAAGTTGCTACCAAATTTAAAAAGGTACAGCAGGTTTCTCCCAATGATGGTCAAATTGACTATAGATTCAACATTCTAGGTAACGATGAAGATTACTTTTTACCTGTTAGAAACGCTAACACTCAGACTGGAATTGACACATTACCAGGGGCCACAAACCTTAATGATATTCATGATATCGAATATCTGAGAGATAATTTATTCATGGGACTTGGCGTTCCAAAACCATTTCTATCATTTCAGGATGCTAGTGGCGGCGGTAAAAACGTATCACAGTTTGATATTAGATTTGCTAAAAAGGTAAATAGAATTCAGCAGGCAATGGTTCAAGAGTTAACCAAAATGGGTATGATTCATTTATATCTTTTAGGTTATAGCACCGAAGATTTTAATGATTTCACATTAACGCTAACAAATCCATCAACTCAATTAGATATTCAGAAATCTGAATTACTAAGAGAAAAGTCTCAAACATATACTGAACTTACAAGGTCAGAAGGTGGTATCGCAGCAATGTCACATACAGGCGCAAAGAGAATGTTGTTCAATATGACTGACAGAGAAATCGTTGAAGATTTGAAACAACAGAAAATGGAGAAGGTTATCATGCAAGAATTTGCTGATGCTCCTGTTACGATTAAGAAATCAGGTTTATTTGCAGACATTGATAAACGATATGGTGACCCAACTGCAATAGCATCAGTCGCTAGCGGCAACACCGAGCAAGGTGGAGCACCAGCTGGCGGCGGTGGTATGCCACCAATCAATATGAATGATATGGGCGGCGGTGAAGGCGAAATGCCGCCACCAGCAGCAGGTTTACCGAATCAAACACCTGCAGAACTTCCACCGATTGAAGCTGAAAGTGTTGGTAAAAGGAAATTAATGTCTGAAACAGAATTTGATGAAAGAGTTGAGAAGCTTGTATATGGACATAAGCTAAAAAGCGAATCAAATCCACAGGTTCTTTATGAAAACGAATTGAATGAGTCTAACAATAATGCAATTGAAATGATTAACGAAATTGACGAACTGATTAACGGTGATCTTAATGATGTTGGCGAATTCGCCAAAAATATAAAGTTGCCAGATGGTAAATAACTAAGTGTTATAATAAATGATAAATAAATACAACAAATGATTTAGTGATAGTATTTATATACAAATTAAATATCCAATTATGAACAATATCAATATCGGAATTGCTAATTTAGTAATATCAAATAAGATTATCGAAAACAGCTTGAATGAGGGCGTTGGCATGGTCTCCGAGATTTTTGAAATATTAAACGGCTCGGAACTGTTACAGCTTGAATTTAATGTATTTGACAATATTGAAAATAAGACAATATCAGAAGATATTAAGGCAATGAGATATGTTGACAACAATGTTAAATTGTTTGAAACCTATACGATGCGAGAGTTGGATGCGGAACATGCTAAACTGAAAAGATTCATAAAAAAAGAAGATGTTAAAAAAATTGATAAATATAGATTGAAATTATACGAATCAATTGGAAACCTAGTTCAAGAATCATTGAAAATTAGTACTGATGTGGACGTAAACATAATTCACGAATCTTTGGATTTCGTTATTGATCATATAAAGAAAGGTAAGATCAGCGAAAGCAAAGCTGTGGAAGAATTGTATGACGACGAAGTTATTGAAATAGCTATGAATAGATTTAATGAAACATATTCCGAGCTAAACGAATCTGAAACCGAATTTTTAAGAAAAGTTATCAACTGTACAGACAAAGAAGAAATGTTTAATGAATTAATATCTGAAAATATCTTACTATTGAAAAACATCAATGACGGAAAAATTGAAGGCAAAATAACTAAAACCATTGATCGCATAAATGAAATGAAATACTCGGAACAAACGTTCGACGACGATATTCTAAAGCTATACGATTTAAAAATGGGAATACTTTAAAAAAAAGCCTCTGAATTTCAGAGGCTTTTTTTATGCTAAATGTGTACTATGATCGTCCAAGGCTAGCTCGTCCATTTTCAGAATGTTTGCTGCATAGAACGACTTATTCAACGTATCAAAAATACCATATACATATTTTACACCTGTAGATATATCCGCCTCACTTATGCCATTCATCCTAGCTCTTTCGATTGTGGCGGCATAGTTTTTTGCATAATGTGATCCATGATAATAACAGAAGATACTACTAGATGCAAGTCCATTACACTGTCTCTCAATCGATTCAATTAGTGAACAGTGAGCTTTTATCATTATTTCTGGATTATCAAATACGTTTTGCATGAATATAGGCAAATTGGTGTCGGATTTCATGATATTTCTTTCGTACTTAATTTCAGAATTACTCTTAAATGGACTTAAAAGCATAGCTGTATCATTAGTACTCATGCCTTTAAGTAAGCTATTCTTTTCGGTTGATGTAAATTCAGATGATTTTAATATAGCACGTATAGCTGTTTCAGTTATAAATTGTGACATGCCCATAGCTGCAACCGTTCTGTCTTTATTATACGAATAGTTTGCAGTTCTATATCCAGATTCTTTATATTCCTCAGCCGCTATAATGTTTGCATTCAAATTATATTTAGCTGAATAGTAATTAATCATCGAGATAATTGCCTCAGCATAATTGCTATTTGTCATTACAACATTAGGAGTTTCTGAAAGTACATTACCATTTGCGTCCATTGTTCGGTGTGTGTATGACGGCGTTGCTACCCATGTTCTCTGTATACCATTATAATAAGCGGTTTTTGAGAATAATTCATTGTGATGATAACTTGCACACACTGATTTAATAAAGTCTTCACCTTTGCTTGTCAATTTAACAAATGCCCCACCGATCTTATGTTCATACATTGATTTAACCCTACCCATATCTCCGATTGGAGTCTTTATCTCTGCCACTGTGTTATCGTCATTATTTGACACATGCGAACTACTTCCGCCGTATCCGAATGCTACTGATGACTCGATTACTCTTGGTATAGGATATTTCAATATCTTTGTACCATTGAAAGAGGTTGTCATATGGTTTTCACTGATGTTATGCTCAACGCCCAATATCAAATACACGCCATTATACATGGGAACGTTTTCCAATTGAAAATACTGTGTCGGTTGAATCATTGCATTTCCAAGTCCTGTTACTGTAGCCTTATATGCTCTATTCTCATAAAGATTGAAAAGATTCTGACCTTTTGGCGTCGGTGCTTGTTTAGAATTGTCTCCAGCTAATCTTGATAAAATTTGCAATGATTCATTTGTTTCAGGGAATTCTTTGCTATCAATTTTAATGTCTTTAAACATGCTTTGATTCTGCGCACCGAATTTAATCTTGAACGCATTCACATTGCTCCAGTCTACATTTTTATTGTTCATTTGATTCAGGTTTTCGCCAGCACTCTCAAAAATAAATGCTTTGTCGTTAAAGACCTGTGATTCCTTGTCCAAGTTTTCAATACCGTCATTAAAGTAATTGTTGTTACTATTTGACAGATAATTTGACGAACCGCCGACATACATGCAGACATACATTGGACTGGTATTTATAATTGTACCTGTGTTAATTCTAAAACAGTCTTTCCAATTCTCAGAGCCTTTTACGGTCATAAAATTCTGAATTGGAAAGAATTCGAATCCGTTGACAGATAATAGTGTACTTAGAACTGTGAATATACTTGTTTCATCACTCTCAAACAAATTAACAAGCATTTCAGGATTTATCATTGTGTCGCCAATAGGATTCATGCTACGATCAACAAACGCAAACATATCAATAAGCCTATTTCCACTTAAATTAAATGGATAACCTATAATTGTTGGGCTTGTTCCTGAAATCCATTTATCATTTATATTTTTAAATGAATAATACATTTGATTTATAACATCCTTATCCTGTGACATGCTTTTAAAGGCATTATCATCGTCAACAATTGCTTTCTTTCTAAATCTCAATTCACTGCCAAGTTTTTTAAAGAAGGTTGTGAAGAAGTCGCCGACAGCTTTGTTTGAGGCTGGTGATGTTACAATAGTAGCTAATGATGTATACTTGTCATTATCTGGAGTCATTTTAAATGTAATCTCGTTATAATTTATCAGATAAATCCTATTCATCATCAATTTATCAATACCTGCGCTAGTAATAGCTTCTTCGTAATATTTAGTACGATTAAGTACGTCTCTATTTAAAGCAACTGTATACATATTAGCCATCGCAAGTCTTAGCTGTGGAAAACGGCTAGCCATAAAATCGTTATATTGCGCAATAAATGCGGCTTTATCATTCTTGCTCAAATATTTGTTACAGTCATGCATATCAGCAAATAAATGCACATTAGCTATATTACTAAATAATTCTTTCATTGCATCAACTTTAAATGACGATGATGATACCCTCAATATTGCTCCAATGTATGCTGGCATAAATTCTGGCATTTCCACAATAGATGCAAATGAAAATGTTGACTCATTAAGATAATTTGGTGCTTTGTTAAACATTGAGCATGTATTTCCAAAGCTGGACAAATAAAATAAAGATAACATTTCTGGATCATTCAATGTTGTCATGCCATAAGTGTCAAATAACGTTTTAGCATGTGCGCCCAAAAATGTTGACCATATGTCTATAAAGTCGCCTGCATTTTTCAACTCAAAGGCAGTAACCTTGTCTACCAATGAGTCGTATAGAATATTTCCACTGTTAAACAATTGATCAATTGTGTGCGATGTTGCGTCACCATGTCCACACAAGAATTTTGTAGCGGTGAAAGGCATGTCAGGCGTATTATTAGTGTCTTTAATAACTAAAACATTTTCCTTTGAGTAAAAGTATTTCTTTCCATAATAGTCTGTATCAATGAATGCCCATACTGGCGGTCTCATTTTCTTTATGGCAGCATTTAATGGATCGCTTTCGTCTGTTACGTCAGATTTTGGCGTTATGTCTAGCTTATTATTAATCTCAAACCCGACGTAGTTATCATTTTCGCGTGACGTATAAAAATCAACGCCATTTAAATTGGCTGATGCGTCCTCGAAATTATATAGTGATGATAATTCATTTTTTGCATATGTTAGAAAAGAACTGATATCCGAAGCGTATTTATCTGATTGAGTGATCATCATATCAACAACAACAGAATCCTGAATTGAATTTGCTAAATTAATAGCCTCAGAATTACTATACATTTGCGTATATAATTCGTTGTTAAGAACAGCATTGCGTACAGTATTAGTCAATACGTTATATCTTTCAATTAGTTTACCATATGTATAGCCAGCATCCCTAGGATTATCATATGGTGTCATACTGCCAGTTGAATGACTGGTGGCAAACACTGAATCGGCTGGCGTGAATGGAATCCAAACATTGTCGCCGTTTGTATTTGCATTATCTTTACTGTGTAATTTTTTTAGCTCTTTCTTATATTTTAAGTAAGTTGCAATATAATCGTCAATAAAGTCTAATTCTGGAAATTTAATACCCATTCTCTCACGCAGGTCTATAGGCGACTCTCTTTTATTGTTTTCGATAATCAATGGAAACGAATAGATTACATCTGTATTCTGCTGCTCTCCATTAGTATACGCCTTATCAGCTACAAATAAACCCTTATCAATAGTATGTTCATTCTGTGCCTTATTTGCGGTATATCTTAGAGCATCGAAAAATGTGTCAACATCATCTAACAATATTTCGAATATATTATATATGGTAGGGTTCATACCCAGAATGTCATATACCATTTTATTTATATTCGTAGTTAAGTCATCGCTAGCTTTATTTTTTGAATTTGTGGACTTAGCACTTTGGCTACGCAATAAGTTATACATATCAGTAATATCAATACAAACATATTCAACGATTCTATTGCCGTTTCTGCTCATATTGTTAATTATTTTAGGCGATTTTATAGTACCTGTAAAAGATAGAGCATCGCCAGAGAATAAAAGATCAAACCTTTTAATAACTTCTGTAGTATAATTCTTCAAAGCATTTATCAACATATTGGTAGTGCTGTCAGTTACAGTTGTAAAAACTTGCGTTGGGGTAATAGTTGTAGTTCCAGCCAAAACACCTGTTTCAAATCCTATTAATAAGGCTGGCTTTGGTGAATTCTTAGTGACATAATTATAGTCCTTATATTTGCTTCTATAGCTGTTAAAGGATGGAATTAGTACCAATTGCTCATTATCTGTCTTAGCGGCATCGGTTGTCAGTGTATATATCTCAGGACTACCTACTCTTAAGTATTCGTCTTCTTTGAATGACGAAAGGAATGTAAAGGCTTCTGAATTATTTTCAATACCTGTAATTGACTTTGTTAATACGCCACTGTTAACATCATTTTTTATTTTGTTTGGTAAAACCGAATACAAATTCTTAATCTTTTCGATAAGATCAAGCGTATTAGTAGGTCTAACACCAACATTGGTGCTAAGCGTTTCGCCTTTACCTATAAATGCTGTATGAGCCGAATATTGAAGCAAGACATCGCTTAATGGTGCATAAGTCATAGCTACAAAGTCTGCATCAATAACAAAGTTGCCAGTTTCTGACTGAAACTCACTAGTATATTTAACTAAATGTAATTTATATGTAAGAGCCTTTCCATAAAATCCTTTTATGGTCAGCTCAAATGTTGGAGGCGGAAAGTCAAATAATATTCTATATGGTGATTCGGCATTATTAAAGAATGATAATCCTCGAATGTCAGCAAATTTGATATTCACCTGCGGTATGAAGGACGAATTAATAACAGTTTTTATAGACGTAATACCAAATGCTTCCTGAGTATTCGGTGTACTTCCGTCATACCAATTTGTGGTAAAGTCAAGGTTCTTATTTCCACCTAGAAAATTGGTTTCAAAATCTGATCCACTTTCTGTCTTCACTTTGGCAGAGTTGCCATTAATAGTTATAACAGTTCTATCCTTTGCAGTGGCTGTTAATTTGGCGAAAATATGCATGTCTTGATACTGTGGAGCACCATTAATAACATTCTCATTATTTATTTCATTAGGATCGATTAAATTGACAGCCATTGTATAAGTTTAAAATAAATAGTTAATAAACAAAAATACTACTTTATATTTAATCTCAACTATTTATATAGAAAATAACACATTAGATGAGCAATATATTAAAAAAAGGCGAGTGTGGATTCGGGATATTGATTGAATCTGATTCAGGCTACATATCAGCAGAACTAAATCAAGAACTCATTACGGAAAGTTTTCAGTTTAAAGAAAATGAACCAGTGATGATTACGTGTATTTTGCAGAAATGGGGTGTAAAAAATAAGAACGGTAGAATATATTCCAAGGAAGTGTTATTGCCGCAAATTTTGGAATACCAAAAGCTGGTAGATAACAATCAGGCTATGGGCGAAACAGACCATCCAGATAGTTCTGTTATATCATTACAAAACATATCACATATGATCACAAAGATGTGGTGGGGCACTGATGATAACGAAAATACTTTATATGGTAAGCTAAAATTGATCGTCAGCCCAGGTTTCATAAGAAGTGGCGTTGTATCTGTTATAGGCGATAAGATACTTTTATACATTATGAATAAGATCAAATTAGGGATTTCTTCTAGAGGCGTTGGAACATTAAAAGAGATCAGAGGCGAGAATTATGTGCAAGACGATTTCGAGCTAATTAGCTTTGACTTAGTTAGTTCACCTAGTACGCCTGGGGCCTTTTTGTTTCCAGATAACGGTGAAAAACCAATTGTTGCAACTAAAAAGCTGAGTGAGAGCGAGGATAAGATGTTAAATGCACTCGATAAATTTTTACTATAAATAAATTATTTTATTAAAAATATATACTTTTTTACAAATGAAATGTATTTATTAGTAAAATATTAAATTAATTACGATTATTAATATGGAAAAGAATAAATTAAAAGAAGCCTTAATAGAGTACAACCAATTGAAAGAAGCTGCTACGGCAAGAGCTAAAAATTTGTTGGCTGAAGAATACCCTGCTAAGATCAGCGAATTGATCAAGGAAGAATTTAAGAAAAATAAAAAATCAACAGAAGAATCCGACAAGGATGATGTTGACAAAAATAAAGAGTCCGAAGAATCGGACGATAAAAAAAACAAAGATTCTGTTATGAAAACCAAAGAGACCGAGAAAAAAGTTAAAGGTAAAGACATCCCAGCAAAGGATGTAATCAAAGAAGAATTTGATCAAACAGAAGGTGACGCAAATGCTGGTGGCATGTCTCTGACAATGGAAGACATTGAAAGGGAATTATCAGAATTTGATAACATGAGCGACACAGGCGAAGAAGCTCCAGATGGCGGAATTGAAGGCAATGAACCAGAAGGTGAAGAAGCAGGTGAAAAAGCCGCAGGCGAAGAAGTTGGCGACGACGAAAGTGTTGGAAACGAATTAATCGAATTAAGAAATAAATTGGATAGCATTATAGCTGCAATGGGTCTTGAAGGTACTGAACCAGAAACTGATGTCACAGGTGACACAGAAGCAGGTGCAGAAACATCATTTGACGATTCAACAGAAGCAGGTGCGGAAGAAGGTCTTGATTCTGTATATGAAATCGAACTTCCATCTGACGACGAAATCGACAGTGCATTACAGGAAGAAGAATTTTCAAATGAACCCGAAGTTGATGAATCTCATGGTTTGTCTTATACTGCTAGACGTAACAACACTGGCAGACATACCCCAAACAATGAATATCTTAGCGCAGGCGAAAAGGATCAGTCTCCAGCCTTTATGCAAGAGTCTAAAAAGAAAGTAGCTGGACTTATCAACGAAAACAAAGCAGTAACCAAGAAATTGAATGCTACTATTAAGTTGAACGAAGAAGCTACGGCAATTATCGACAAATACAAAACTGCCTTGGGAAAATACAGAACTCAGTTAAAAGAAATGGCTGTATTTAATACCAACCTTGCACATGTTAACAATATCTTGATAAATGAAGAATTAGCATTGACTCAACAAGAAAAATTAAAAGTTATTAATGAATTCAAAAACATTAATGATATCACCGAATCACAGAATAAGTACAAATCCGTTATTTCAGAAATGAAAAAAGGAAAGAAACCTATCACTGAAAGTCTTGAAGCGAAAGTATCAGCCTCTATACAGCCGTCTTCAAAACAAAAATTAGATGAAGTGAGCGAAAAAACTACTTACATCAATAACGAGCACATGAGAAGAATGCAGAAGGTTATTGACTACGTTGAAAAAAGATAATTTAGGCAAACATAAGAAATAAAGAATAAAAATTAAAAAAACTATGGGATTTTTAACAGAAAGTAACGAAGTAGGAAACATTGGTCTTAAACAACTTCGTGAACAAAGAGAAATAACTACAAACCGTTGGGAAAAAATCGGTTTGCTTAAAGGTCTTGACGGACATGTAAAAGAAAACTGCGCACAGCTTTTCGAAAACCAGTTATCTTATATGATCAATGAATCAACCGATTCAGCATCATCAGGTCAGTTTGAGACTGTTGCGTTCCCTGTAATTCGTAGGGTATTCGCAAAATTGCTTGCCAACGATATCGTTAGTGTTCAGGCGTTGAATTTACCTATCGGTAAATTGTATTACATCAACCCTAAAACTAGTACTGCTCCTCATACGGCCCCTCGTGGTGCTTATGGAAATGCTGCTGACAATCAACCAGATGCTGGTACTCAGTACGAATCACGTTCATTGTATGATGCATTCTATGCTCAGAGCTACAACGACGAAGGAACTTCATTGTTCGACAACTCTAAAGGGGAAATTACCACTAACACAGGTACAACTGTTTCAACATATGTTGTTGGTGACAAGTATGTAAGTGTAAAATTCAGTGGTTTCACTGCAACAGAACAAGGTAAATTGATCGGGCCTAAGGGTGCTGCTCAGGATACTGAATCATTCCTTGCAGGTTTGAAAATCACTTCCAACACAGCCTTCAATGCACCAGCTGCTTTTGCAACTGAAAGCATTCTTGCTGGAGCAACTCTTCCTTTCAATGTTAAGGTTCAGAAATACGGACAAGCAATTGTCAATACAGCTGGCGTTATTGAATTGATCGTTGACCTAACATACCCAGGCGCAGATGGTTACCAACCATTATCAGCTGCAACTTCTGGCGTAACTTTCAACTATACTTACAGAACATACAGCGATCTTGAAGAAGATTCTCACATGGCTGAGGTAACTTTCGTTCTTGATCAGGTAACTGTTTCTGTTGAAACTCGTAAAATGAGATCACAGTGGACTCCAGAACTTGCACAGGACGTTAGCGCATTCCACAACATCGATGCAGAAGCTGAATTGACTGCTTTATTGTCAGAACAAATGGCAGCTGAAATCGACAGAGAAATCTTACGTGACTTACGTAGAGGTGCAGCTTGGACAGCACGTTGGGACTATAACGGTCTTAGACGTCAGACTACTGCCTACATGGGTACACAGAAAGACTGGAATCAGACCTTGTTAACCAAGATCAACCAGATCAGTGCTCAGATTCACAAATCTACCCTTCGTGGTGGCGCATCTTGGATCGTTGTTTCTCCAGAAGTTAGTGCCGTAATGGATGACTTAGAGTATTTCCACGTGTCTAATGCAGACCCAGAACAGGATAAATATAACATGGGTATCGAAAAAGTAGGTACATTATCAGCACGTTACCTTGTGTATCGTGACCCATATGCACCAGCAAACACGATCCTTATCGGTCACAAAGGAACAAGTATCCTAGAAACCGGTTACATTTATGCTCCCTACGTTCCCATGCAGTTAACACCTGTAATGTATAACCCTTTTGATTTCACACCAATACGTGGTATCATCACTCGTTATGCTAAGAAAATGGTTCTTAACCGTTACTTCGGTAGAATCTTCTGCGATGGTCTACAGACATTCGGAATCGGCGATTTAAACTAGTCGTAAATATATTTAAAAAAGGACTTGCATTTGTGAGTCCTTTTTTTTATCTTTGCATCGCATTAGTAAATAAGATGCGTGAAAAATATGAAAGAATTAATTAAATTAATAATCGAAAATCTGGATGACAGCTTATTAAAGCCTAAATACAGAAAAATGCCATTCAGAAACAAATATACAGGTCACTGTTATGTTGCAACTGAAACGTTATATCATTTATTAGATGATGACGAAAAGGAAATTTATTGTCCATCAATATTAAAAATAAATAACGATACTCACTGGTTTTTAAAAAATAAACTTGATGGCACAATCATAGATATTACAAAAAATCAATATGATTTTGATATCAATTATAATGAGTCAAGATATTCAGCATTTTTAACAAAAGCACCCTCAAAAAGATCACAAACGCTAATACATAGAATATATGAGGAATCTGGTTTATAATAAAACTATAATCCTATTTCTAAGCATCGATGATATGATCACGATGAACAGAGGGGATTTAAAAAAAATTAAAGAAAATTATTTAACATCTTATGAAAACTGTATAATTTATAATTATCATGATTTAAAACATCATAAAAACATCATAAAAGATAAGATAAATAAGTTGAATTTTAGAGATCAAATAAGAATTAATGCTAGAGAATGTAAAATACGACACATTGAAAATACTGTAAAAAATGATTTTTTAAATGTAAATCACATACAAGGAACTGATAAGTCTCAAATTTTTTACGGTGCTTATAAAAATGAGGAGCTGATTGCTGTCATGACTTTCGATAATAAATCAAAAATGAACGGCAAACAAAATGATAATGAATTTGATTTGTCAAGATTTTCGATAAGTTTAGGACATATTGTCGTTGGAGTTTTTTCTAAGATTTTAAAACAATTCATAAACGATTATAAGCCATTAAAAATAACATCATACGCCGATCTAAATTATACAAATAAAGATAAAAATATATATGATTCAAATAATTTTTATCTGAATAAAGTTATTCAACCAGATTACAAGATTTTATTAAAAAGTTCAAATATTTTATATCATAAATTTACTTACGGCACTAAATTTTTTAGAAACAATGAAATTAGCGACATACAAAAAAGTATGATAAGGGATGATTCTAAAAGGGTGTGGAACTGTGGTAAATTACGATACGTTATCAGATTGAATGAGAATAATATGGTTATTTTTGGTTATATATATAAAATAACTAATGCATTAAACGGTAAAATCTATATAGGTCAAACAACTCGAACACTTAATAAAAGAATATGGGAGTATAAAAGTGCATATAATAAAGGTGCATTTTATAATCAATATTTATTAAACTCATTTAATAAATATGGCTGGGATGCATTTGAATTCACCATGATTGATAGTGCCACAAATATAACCGAACTAAATGAAAAAGAAATCTATTACATTTCGAAATATAAATCAAATGATCGAAAATTTGGATATAACATAGAATCTGGCGGATGTAATTCAATTCCATCTACAGAAACTCTTGAGAAAATGTCAAGATCACATTTAGGAATTAAGCAAAGCACTGAATGGATAAATAAGCGAATATCTCTTGCTGGGTCTGATAACGCAAAAAAATACGGCAAAGCAAAGACAGATGATGAAAAAACAGAATTGAGCATAAATTCTCCAAAATTCTGGCTCGGTAAAGAAAGAGATCAGACCACAAAGGATAAAATAAGTCAAACTAAATTAAAAAATGGTATATCTGATAAACAGAAGGAAGTATTATGTAAAACAGTTTACAAAAGAAATCTAAATAACATCATAATAAATACATATGAGTCCACATTAATAGCTTCTAAGTCTGAGGGTGTTAATCAGTCTACAATATCAAGATGGTGTAAAGATAATAAAACAATGAATGGCTTTAAATGGTCATATTGATCACCATTTAAAGCCATTTACTAATCTATTTCGCCTATAGTATTTTCGGCATCGTCAACCACTTCAATCAGTTTTATGCTTTCGAACTGATTAGCGATATAATTTATATTGTCAACGACTGCCGCCATCTTTATATGGACGTTATACAGAATTTCTGAGATTATCTCAAATGTCTCATTTGAATACTTAACCTCATTTCTGGTTATCGGAATCCATAGAAGATTCTTTTCTTTGTATTCGCCAGTAAAGATAAGAGTATTTGTAAGCCCATCATAAGTTACGGCTATGCGCAAGTTAGGCTTGTTTTCGATTTTTACATACCATTTCATATTTTAATCCTCCATTTTTTCATCAGTCCATTCATGGTCAAATATTAACTCATGCTTAGCTCTAGTAATCGCAACATATTCCAAATTCTTTTCTTGTGCCATCTGCCAGCCTCTCGAACAAGGCAGCGGCATTAAATCTGGACGAGCAATAAAAACACGATTAGCTTCGCTACCCTTTGCTTTATGTATGGTAGACAATATAATGCCGTCACCATTATCATCACTAAAGATCATAGATATTTTTGCCTTTAGATCGAGAACATCTTGTGACAATCTCCCCAGAAATGATAAAGTTAAAACCTTGTCTTCCAAAGCAACATAGCCACTATGTTTTTCAGGGTTTAGCATTTGCGTTGCTGCTAAGTCCTTCTTCATCATAAATAGTTTTGTCTCCCAATAGTAAATCATTTTATCGATAGTCTTATGATCCTTGATCATTTCAATTAAGCCTAATCCGATATCTGTACCTTTAATAACAGCTTTCTTATGTTGAACAAGTAGTTCAAAGAACAGTCTAATCAAAGGTGCTGTTGTTCTACATAAAACAAAGTCACCGCTTTCAGCTTCTTTTAAAATTGAACCCTCTCTCACTACGCCGTCAGGAGCATTCTCCAATGCTTTTATATCTGGAACAATCTCATTGGCTTTAAGTATGACATTTTTTGCACATCTGAAAGAATATGATAGTTTTAATGTTTCAGTATTCTTATAATCCCGAAACCATTGGAATGACTTATCATCGGAATAGTTAAACCCGTAAATGCCTTGAAAATAATCACCAACTGCAATAAGCCTTCCAACTGTCTTACCAGTCACCTTATCTTTTTTCAAAATCTTTTCAATAATGCGAATCTGGCATCTGTTTACGTCTTGAACCTCGTCAACAAAAACAACGTCCTGTGGAAACATCCATATTGAGTTATCGACAGCAGGTAAGTATACCATGTCGGTATAGTCAAATGTCGTGCGATCATTGGTGGCAGTATCCAAAACTTTGAGTGCCCTTTTTATGTCCTCTGGTTTATTCAGACCGATATCATATCTGTCCGATATATATGGAACATATTCAGGCTTTAGCGTTAAAGTTAAACGACAAGCGTCCACTAAGCGTTTTATTTGTCCGAAATATACGTATTTATCGGACTCGTTCTTTATGTTGTCCGAATAAGACCATGATTTTGCTTTTTTCTGAATTATCTTATCGATTTTCAATTCGTCAAATTTGATCTTACCCTTATATTTGCGCATAATTGCTGAATAGCCTAATCCATAGGTTGTATAGCATTTCACATGCTCTGGAAGCTTTAAAGAAAGTTCTTCTTTAATATGTTTATTAAATGCTAAAAATGTTATAGCTAATGATGAAGGTAATAATTTAACTGCCTCGACAATTGTGGTGGTTTTACCTGCGCCAGCAAATGCTTCAATTAGAATATTCTCTGATCTATCTTTAACAAATTTAAAAATTGTTTTCTGTTCTGCTGTGGGTATCATTTTCATTAAAAAACCCCGTCCTTTCTTACCCAAGATGAAAGGTTTGTAACTTCGTCTACTTTATACTCGTAAACTTCCTTTTCGTCGATCACATATACGAGCAAACCATCATCAAGTAAAAAAAGCTTATCGTCATATTGAAATTTATCCTTGTTTAATAAATCGTCAATCGTATCAACCTTGAAATTGTAAAACAAGTCAAATGCTCTGCTTATTTCAGCATTTGTTTTCATTTGACCTAGTATTAATTCGCCAACTTCTGCTGATATATCGCTAATAAATGCATAATTATCTTCAAGCAACTGTTGTAAAACTGGATTTACACTATAATTCTTACTAGCGATCATTCCATTCAAAATATACCTCACAATCTCAAAAGCGAAGAATTTATCCTCTGGCTTCATCACATAGTCTACAGGTAAATCTATGTACGGCATACCAGTTTCATCATTCAATTTAATGTCGTATTCAATCTTTATCATATTCCAATTTTTTAGTATTTATATTTAGGTACAAAAATACTAAATTATGGCGATAATAACAAGCACAAATAAAAATAAATTATTTCTTCATGTTAAGCATGAAATGGGTTATCCATTAAGACCTTTTGAAATCAAAGATGATATGATGATGTCATACCTTGAAATGGTTATAGAGGACTATTCATCGTTTGTCAACGCATGGTTGATACATCAGAACTGGATTAACTTAGAGGGCATGGATAAGACTGGCGGTGACTTTCTTTCGGCTTTTACAACCAAGTCTAACAACTACATGAAGTCATTCACCTATGCTTATTCAAAACAAGTTGGGTTGGGTACAAATGCACCAGCTGGAGCAGGCTGGGAACTTAAACGTGACTTCATTCTAACTACCGAAAATACACAACATTATTTAATACCTGCTGGCAGAGAAGTTAATGAAGTTTTGTGGGAAACTCCTCCAGAAGTAGACGCTGGACTCATTGATCCTATGGCACTTAACACGTTTACGCCAGGCATGGCAGGGTGGTCATATCTTGGTCGTCCGTCTATGTATGTGCAGCCAACATATTCTGCAATATTATCAGCACAGGACAGAAGTATGAAACAAAGGGTACTTCAATCGATTTTGACTTATCGCATAACTGGCTTAGAGACAGGCGAAAAGATGCTTCATTTATACCCAATTCCTGGGGGTCGCCATGAAATTGCCTATGGTTGGGGTAAACATTATGCTGGTAGAAAGGTTTGGTATTGGTATTACGATACAATGTTCTCGTCTTCAAAAGACGTTAAGAAATGCTTAAAAAAGAATTCGGATATCGTTAGATTACCATCAGATGCGCCGACAGAAGTTTTACAATGGGATAATCTTAATGATGTTGCAAAGCAGCAAATAAGAAATCTCTTAATTGCAAAGGTGAAAATGGTTGTCGGCGGTATTAGAGGTTTCTTTACTGGTGAACTAGGCGTGGCTGAAAAGGCACTTGTTATGGACTATCGTCATTTACTTGATGAAGGCATAAAATTAAAAGAAGACACTGAAAAAGTCATTATCGACGCATTGGAAAAAATGTCTCAGGCTAATTTAACATTGGAAAGAGCAACAATTGCAGAGAATATTAACAAGGAAAGAGGTTTTCAACCTATTATGTTCCCAATAATCGCTATTTAATATGAAAAAGAAAGCAAATAGAATTAATTTGGAAGACGAGAGATACGGATTGTTCATGACGGACAGTTCGTTTGATCTTGACATATTTTATGGTAGACAATATCTGAAAACCGATAACGTTCAATTTGTAACATTCCATAAAATTAATATCATTGAAACAAAAACCCATAGTTTATACGGTCAAGCAAAAAGCATTGATAAGAAATTTTTTCCACCGATCAGACTAAATGTTATGGTTGGCGTTGAAGATGGAACACAGGTAAATTATGGTGATGGTTCAGGCGGAATTGCTCGTGATGATTCAGGTATTTTAAGCTTCGGAGTGTATCTTCAAGAACTTGAAGAAAAGAACGCCGATATAGCTAGAGGCGACATCATTGAATATAACTTTAGTGGCGAAAAGAGCCGATTCTACGAGGTTGAAAACGCAAATAATGTAACTGACACAACCAAGAAAAGTATAGGCGGATTCAAACCCTACTTCAAAACTGTGAAGTGTGTACCTGTCAAGGGTGATGTAATAAACATTGAGTAATTACCGCTATAGCACCTATATCGACTGATCGCCATAGGTGGATGGCTGTAAAATACTAATCTTTACCGCTATAGCAGCAAAAAATGTCCAGCAAATAATCGTATTCACTGGACATTTTTGTCTAATTTCCTTTTTATCTTTTCGAGTTCGGATGTAATCAGTTTTCGTTGGTCTTCGGACTGGATTCCCAGCGTATCGCCGTAGTCTATGAATATATCGAAAGCAAATTTAATGAAATCCTTTTCTTTGCTGGATAGTATTAAGAATCTTTTCGATAATACAAATAATATTAATACTAGGAATAATATTATTATCGCTAATATTAATATTATAATGTTTATCATTCTTTTACCTCAACTAAATCTTTGGGATACACTGATATGTAATATCCATTTTCAGTTATAATTATGTTCTTCTCTCTGAGAAATATCTCAACATTCTTGCCTTTAAGTTCATTAATAAAACTATCCATAGCTTGAATTAAAGTATCATCGCTATATTTGGTTGCTAGGAATATCATATCCTTAGCAACCTCAAGACCAATTTTAATAATAATCACTTCTGTTCCTACTTCTAGTTTTCTTCGTCTTCTCATTTGTATTTATAATTGCTAAATTTATTATTTTTACTCATAACTCGCCACCTTATGGTAGCCATTGGAATACATAATACTTTTGAAGCCTCACCAGCTGATCGATATTCAATATCATTAACTATAATTGAAATGTTTTGTTCGCCATTATATTTTCCAGTCATGCTATTAGATAAAGCCTCTCTTGTAACATTACTGTGATGTTTTCCAAAAAATGAATTTCCATCGCCAGACTTATCCGAACATTTTCTACAAGTTTTAGCTGAATAACTCATAACGTTACCACATTTACAATACTTAATATTTATACCACCCTTCCAATTAGGGTTTAACTCCATCGGTCTCGAATATTTTGTTTTACGACAGTCATCGCTCATATTAAGAATTGTCTCACGCAAGCTAATTTTCATTCGTCGAATAATATCGTCTCTATTCGGATTGTTCGTTAAATTATCTCCACCACTAGATATTATGCCAATATTATATTCAGGCTTCAAGTCTAAATATTTTTGCTCAATCTCAAGCAAATCATCGAACATACATTCTTTAACAATTTCAAAAACAAAGTTATCGCCGCCATATTTATTCCACGCTCTTTGTAAATGAGCATTTTCATGCTTATTATGTATCAATCCGCTTTTATGTCTTTGCCATCTTCTTATGATATTCTTAGCAGAGCCAATATAGCTGTCATTGGTAATGGTATTTCGAATTCGATAAATTCCAGTTTTCATAGTATCTATTTCTTATAAATACTATGAAAACCAAAACTTAAAAGGCACACCGAAAATTATTTCGCAAGTCCCACAAATAATTCATAGTTTATTTTTGGGTATGACTCGTATCCAACCAACTCAAAATCATTTATATCTAATGATAAAATATCATCAAGATTATTCAATTCTTTGTTAATTTTCATTTCAGGCAAGCCTAACGGAGTTCTAGTAAGCTGTTCTTTAGCTGTTTCAACATGATTAACATATAGATGTGTATCTCCACCAATCCATGTTGATATTCCAGCTATCATATTATTTGCTTTTGCAAACAACATCAATAATAAAGACATTGACGCTAAATTAAATGGAATTCCAAGCGCAGAATCTGCCGATCTTTGATACATGTTTAGGTCAAGATAGAACTTTGGTATGTTCTGTTTATCAAGATATTCAATATTTTCTTTTGAGTATTCTATACCAATCGGATCGGGACAATTGTCGCCATGTATATCATTTTCGCTTGTATACGTACTATCAATATCGTAAACAGCATTGCCCAATATAACATGAACCATTTCACCATTGTCATAATACATTTTCACCCTTTTCTCAATACTTATAGGTCTGACGATAAACTGATATAACAAATGACATGGTGGAAGGGCCATTTCTTTGAACTCGGCTTTGTTCCATGCATCAATAATATGATAGCGTGAGTATGGATTATTTTTCAAGCCGTCTAATACCTCGGCAACCTGATCAACACCATTTTGATTTCTCCATTGATAACCATAAACTTTACCAAGATCGCCTAATTTATATGATAAATCATCACCAAGCTGATTTAATTTAATTCTCTCAACGAATTCTTCGGATGTGAATGGTCTGGTCTTATTTTCAATTGGGTCGTCCATCAAATAGTCGTAATCAGGCTCAACCATTGTGCCGACATACTTTAAATACCAACGATATGCATCACTATTCCAGATATTGCAATTGTTATCAATAAGATATTTAATGTTTGTTTCGCCACGTAGAAACCATAGCAATTCATGAATAATGCCTTTCCAATGCATTTTCTTTGTCGTTAGCAATGGAAAGCCCTTTTGCAAGTCCATTTTTATAACCGCATGCGATATGCCAATTGTATTAGGCATATTGGCTCTGCCACTTTCTTTTTCAACGCCCTTAGCGATGATCTTTTTCAAAACCTTTTGATAACTTTTCATTTATTGTAATTATTAATTGTTATATAGCCACTGCTCATGTAATTAATCCTTTAAATCAGCTTCGTATACACAAACCTTTGTCATTCTTAGACTTTCTTTTAATGGTGGCTTAAAATCTACTTCTGATATTTTTTTCATATACATATAGTTTATTTCTTCATTCATAACAACTAAAGCTAAAAAATTATTATCTTTTTGTTCAGTCAATAAAGGGTCATTTTTTTGGAACACCCAAGAAATAGGAAATATACCATTTACATTATGACTTTTAACGTGTATATTTAAAGCCTTTAATACTGATTCAGCATCATAAGAATTTAATACTAAATCAGCATCATAAGATTTATTGTATTTTTCGTATATATTTAAATCAGGGGAATTTAGTTCTTTTTTTCTTGATATTAATAAGTTGTAAACTAAAAACTCCGCCTTTTTGCCGTTATAAATATCGTTTATTATTTTATCTTTATTAAATTGATTTCTTTTTTCATATTCATCCAAAGAAGATGAAACGCTATAATTAGAAAACAACTCACATTGTTTATCTTGGTATTCTGTTATTTTACCTAATTCAATTCTCATATATTTATTACTTGTTATGATTAAAAATTAATAATTCGACTGGAAATGTCTTGATCTCGTTACACTTACAAGCACTTGTACAACGTTTTGAGCAGTCACGTGTTGTTTCAAATAAAATAGCGTCCTTTTGATGACATTTCGGGTCAACACTACCATCATAAAATTCGACAAGGTATACTCCTTTAAGAAACGAACTCATTAGCTCAGACTCTTTAGGACTGTAAAAATACAGCGATTCGATAATATCTCTATATTTCTAAGGCACATACATCTTAACATTCGTCTTAAGATGTTTAGCATGTTTAACAGCAAAATGATTGAATGCAACCATTATTGTTTGATTCCAATCATTTTGCATGTCGGCACTAAAATTATCAGGTCTTCTATAATCCCATGTATACATAATTTTATTCATTATTTTCGTCAATTATATATGATTCTGGACAGCATTTATACATATCCATCGATCCATCGGTAATAAGTCCAGTAAGACCTTCCAAAAGACCCGAAGCTTCCCATCTTTTTATGGCTTCTTCCTTAGTTTCAATTAACTGGGTACTATTTACCTGTTGATCCATGACCGCCTCTATTTTCAGATTTTAAATCATTAACTTCAATGAATTCAATATCGTTGGTAAATAGCCACTTAAGCTTTACATACCAAGGCGCAAACATTGTTGGCTTGATTTCAAATTGGCAGATTCTATCACCTTCATCGACCTTTGCAGTTCCCAACGATATTGCACTGAATTTCCAATGATCGTCATTTCCAGAATATCCGTCGCCGTTTGCATCAGGGCCATCAACCACTCCATAATGATTAGCTTGTATTAAGCCAAATTTATTATATGTTGAAGACCTTGGAACTATATTCGCCTGATAATACTTTGGCAACTGACACGAGAAGCCTAAATCAATTAGTCGGTGTGATGCCTTTGGCATGACGACTGTTTCAGCTGATTTTAAATCAATCCAATTGCCATGAGATTCCAGTTTACAATTTGGATTGTGGTACTTGATATAAATTTTTGCTTTCATATGTTATTTACTGAAAATTAGTCCTCTAAAATTTTTAAATTGGGTGTCGTAACAGTCGTAAAGAAATATACGCTTATTTTCATATAAAGCTAATTTCATGTCATTTAATGAAATGTCGTCAACAGTGTAGCCAATACCATTATATTGACAAAACGGCAATGTTACGATGTGTGTATCATTATGATTAATAATGTCTAAAAGTTCGGCAGGTAATTCGCCGAAAAGAACTCGTTTACATTTCTCGGAATTACTCTTTCTAAAAACATATTGCTTGTCAACAATATTGTTTTCGGTTATATCCTCGTAATCGATTTGTTTTAAATAGTTTATCATTTTATGTTTTTTAATTGTTTAATTGTTTAAGTTTATTTTCGCAGTATTCGCTAACGAATTGTGCTTCACAATCAATTTCGTTATAGCATGTATATTTTGAACGATCATAACAGCCTTCCGCTGACACTTCTTCAATAATATCGATAATCTCACTCTTAATCGGCGCATAATTCTTAATAATTTGTAGAATCACTGAAAATATCAATCCATTTGATGCATAGCCAAAACGGATGTTCATATAATCTAAGGCAAATTCAAAGACATTAATGGTATATTTCTCCATTTCAGGAGCAACCCCGTTCAATAAACCCAACGCTTTCCAGTCCAATTTATTCTCCTCCATCTTCATTCTCAATAAGTTTCATGCCGTCTTTTATGCTGTCCTTAATCTCCTTTACTTCTGTTGGGTAAAGGGTGAATTCCTTCCTAGCAGGGTATTTTGAATTTTTATTAAACGTCTTGAAGAAGAATACGCCTTGCGAGTCAGCCTTTTCGAATGTATTATAGAGTTCCGTCGTCACATTGGCATAACTGTATGTTTCGCCACGATTGAACGCTATATAGAGCTTATCCATAGCTGGAAAGTATGTTGTCTTCATTACATTTCCCGAATTGAAGACGGATTCAATATATCCTATTGAACCGTCATCGTTTAATTTTTCCTTTCTAGTAATTAGCATATATTTTTCTTGCAAAGGTATTAATATCTATAATAAAATGCAAGTATTTATATTAAAAAAGTATGTCATTACCAAAAAAAATAATTATCGATACAAATCCGCCAATAGTTGGAAACGATTATATGCATTATGGCATGGAAAGAATCGAAAAATTAATGAATGATACAAAGTTAAATACGAAATATTTACCACGAACAATTCAGATTGAGGACTTGGATCAAGCCATTTTTGACTTTGTCAATAGTGAGAAAATGAAACTTGTTATTGATGGCGTAATTGTGCCTACGTTTTATCTTGATAATGATAGATGGGGCGAGTTTTCAAAAACATGGAAGTTTAGTGATGCTGATAAAAATGTCGCAACGCCATATATTACCGTAAGACGTACAGAAAAGAGTAAGGGAACAAGACTTGGCGCAGTAAAATACTTAATACCCCAATTGAAGAAATTTAGATATTATGAAGTACCTATAATGGACGCTGGCGAATTAGTGCATCTGATATTTAAAACACCTGAGCCTATTAACGTCGATTTAAAATTTGAGATTTCGTTATTTACCAAATATCGTGTTGACATAAATTTATTCGATGAACAAACATTGAAAGCATTTGCATCTAGTCAGGCATTCGTATTCGTGAAGAATTACCCGATGCCACTGGTATTTGAAGACGTTGCCGAAAACAATCCCATTGAGAATATTGATGGCGACAGATTATTTGTCACAAAATATACTGTAAAGCTAATGGGCTTTATTCAGGATGAAAAGGATTTTGAGATAACTAAGTCTAAAAGAACTACGAGAATTGGCGTCAGTTTTCAATAATAATTTATATTCTTATAATCAAAAGCAGTTCCAGCAGTGTATTCAGGTTTCTTCACCTCGAAGCCAGTTACACTGTTGTTTACCTTTGTGGTAAAGTTATTATTTGTTTGAACAATTTCTATAGCATTTATAGCACTACCATCTGCGAAATACCATGTTTTTGTTAAATTGTTCACGATGATCTCGAAAGTCATTTTTCTAGTGGTAATAGTATCGGCTACATATAACTGATTATTAAATGTTAGAACCTTATTCAACTTAGCATTATAAAACATAAACCTGCCATAGTATGTCGTGCTGCCAGAAGCGTTTAAAAGATAAGAAGGTATAAAAATCGAGTTAAACTGATTAGTTCTATTGGATATAACAAAGGCATTATCTGCATGTATTTTTGATAAATATGTTCGATAAATCCTATTCTGATTCAATACATTGGGACTATCAAAAACATCGAAAATATAAAAGCTATTTAGCAATTTAGGGTCATACGAATCATACTCTGCTTGCGTAAAATTGTTACTATAAATAAGTGATGTACTGTAGGTTGTACCAGTATAGTTATAGTAATTGAAGACAATTGTGTTAGTGACGCCAGTCGCATAAGTTATTCGCTTAACTTCATTATCCACAATGGGATTAATCAAATCATTCGAAATACTTGACGATATTTTCTTAACATCGTTATCAGAACCAATGGTATCACAATTGGATGACAAAGGGATTTGAAACATCGTATCGTTGCCGTTAAGTATTATCGTTTTTTTTATTTGCATTGTTTACATTATTAATATCATATAAATACACGTTAGGTGATATTTGCGGCATGCATGTGTATTATATACTATACACATGCATGCCGCAATTATGCATTATTTGCATGGCTTTCCTATATCATTAAGGTCTGAAACTGGCTTATTATTTATAACTGTGAAGCTAAAGTCGATATTTCTAAATTCATTTGCAGTATTAAGAACTTCTTTATTGGCACTCACATCAAGAATAATGCTTGTGAAAACATACCTGCTACCATTCATAAACGGATTGCTAAGAGTAACGCTTGTTATCGGATTAATATAGTCTTGAGGTAATATGTTTCGCCATATATATCTTCCATCGCCAAGATCATAAGCATACTCTGGAATTGAGTTCACTAAATCGTAAGAAGTGCTGCCAGAATAAACGTCTGAAGTGCTTCCAGATATAACCCCCAACTCAATTGGCTGTAATGGATTGAATTCATAGCTTGTAAGTCCTGTAATACCTGTAATAACTCCTGTGGACATTTGCAGACTAGAGCCAATCTTGAATAACTCGTCGCTTAGTAAATTAATCTTTATTGGTATCATTGGCAAGTACTTCCATGAGAAGTATTTAGTACCCCCTGTTGTAACATATGGTGTATCAATATAATTAACCTGAGAAGCCGTCACAATCTGCGTATATGTCGTCATGTCCATTGTACAATAATCCGACATATTTGTAGCACCCGTTACTGTTTCACCAGTGAAATTCCATGTTATGCCAGAAATGGTTTCGCCAACGTTTGGCTTATAATTAGCATACATATACAGATCAGTAATTGGCATATTATTTCTCTCATAATAGCCATTATTATCAATGTCTTTATTAATTACAAATGAGTATTTCTGGTCACCGTATATATTCCTAGAAAAGCCAGCATTATAAATATCGAAATCTGACGGATAAGCAATAATATCAAATGTTCGAATATAGCTATTAGTTGTAACGCCAGTGTAGCTGTCATTATTCTTTGGTCTTAATAAATAAAATTCAAACGAATTTAATAAACTTTTTGTATCGCCAGTAACCGTTATAAAATAATCATCCCTGCTAGCGTCACTTAAATCGTTTTTAATTCCATTTAGCATCGACATGTATTCTATCGAACCATAAATTCTATAATTATTATGAGACTCTCTCTCAGAGTTAAAAACGTCGGTAGAGCTAACAAATTCGTCTTGCTCTGATTCGTTTAGTCCATTGTCTTTTCGAACCAATTCAATTTTTATATTAACGTCTGAATTAACAGAATCTATATTCTTAGTGCTATTTAGTAATATTTTATATTTGTTATCCATGTCGTTAAATTATGCCAATATCTCTTAGAAGTTTAAAACAATCAGATGACCCCAATCCTTTAAAAAAATATGTATCAGTATCTATTGATTGAGAAGGATCTGAATTAATCCTACCACCGCTTACACCATTTCGATCTAATGGACATTGTGCTAAGCCATTTTTAAAATCGGTTGTTGTTAGTGTTATCCCTGTAGCAGTTAAATCAGACATTTTAAAGCCGTTGTTTAGGCTTACTATTTTTTTTAAATCCTCTTTATTAACCTCAATAAATGATGTATAATGTAAATCTGATCTCGCAAACCCTTTTGTATTGGTATCTGTAGCGGCTATTTGTTGGTCATTATTCTCATAAAAATAAGGGTCTCGATAGTTTCTGGAAAAATTCGTCGTAGATTTCATATGTTTAATATATCCAGAGCCAATGTGACAATATCCTACTTGAGGCATATGTAGCGAAAAATTTAGCCAGTTTCCACCAAAATATCTACTAGTGTCAGCTCCAATATTCGAAGGTAGAAAATATTTACTATTCTCAATAGTTGTTAGTCCTGTTACGTCATTAAAGAATGAATCATCAGTTTGAATGATCCCAACATTATTTGTATATTGACGAATTCCAATATTAACGTCATCATGAGCAATATATCCTGTACTAGGTTCATCGGTCTGATTATTGTCATCGCCTTCGTTATTATAAACAAGTCCATGAAATTTTGCAACACTGTAATATGATCCGCCTTTAAATATTTGATCCTGTTTTCTCCATGCGATTGTTTGAGGCGATTCCGTGCCACCAACGGGCATTGTAAACGAATTATTGCCAACAGCAAATTGTGGAACTTTTAACTTATATCTAAATGCCTTTATCCAAGTATTATCACCAATAAAATCATCGATATTTAGTGGTGCATCGACATCATTTATTTCGAATGTGGCAAATCCTCTAAATTCTGTATATATTCCGCCATTATAATCATCTGGCACAGAAATAGAATTTCCAGATTTATCTGTTATAATTTTATTTCTATTACAGTTAATAATAAAGGCAAATGAGCCATTATTATTGTAAACGGAATATTCATTCTTATCTAATAATATCATTTCATCGGATATATCAATAGCATTATTAGCGAGTATATATTCATCTGTCACACTTGAGGGATAATAATATATTTTTTCAGTAACATTTACGCTTCTTTTTGAAGATATCCCAACATTAATTCTACTTGCATCCAGTCCAAAATTATTTTGATATGCTTTTAGCGAATATAATTCACGTATAGCTCTGTCATTATCGCTATTACGACCCCACATAGACAATTCGCCGTCAGTAAATACTGAGCCGAATATTGTAACAGTATTTGCCAGCACTGATCGTATTCTAAAATCTTGTCTCGTTATACCTATTTCATAATTTGCAGTATCACCCCAAAACGATATTATATTTACACTAATATCTTGTGTTTCAATATTTGGTAAGTCCGCCAAATCATTACTTTTTTTTATTCTTGTTTTATTTGCGTTAAATAAATTTGGCGAATATCCTAGATTGACAACCATTGCGGCAGGCGTCATTGAGTACTTTCCAATGTCGGTAATATCTACGCTCATATGTACTGTTTGCGTACCGATTGGCACGCCAAATATCATATAATCGCCAGAATCATTGGTAACAGCTGTATATTTGTAATATTTTTTATAAACATTCATTAAAGCTATATTTGTGACTATTTCCTCCTTTATCGGAAATGAACCAAACGGCTGTGTTGGCGCAATAATTCCAGTAATTGGATCGCTCTTACCTATACGTGGCAATAAATTATATCTTTTACCATCAGCATTTTTTATTCTTGGCGTGGTATATGGGTAGATTCCACTGATTTCACTATCAAGAGAATCAGCGTCACTTAGAGGTATAAATATAGAAATCTTTGCATTAGGTATTCCAACACTATCGTTTCCATTAACTCTACCGATCAGAATACCGTAGTCAGAATTGAAGTCCTGATATACGTCACTGGTCGATATGTTTAAGCTTAAAATGTTTAATGTTTCAATATCTTGTTCTAATTTAAGCTTAATATACTTATCCTCACTGGTTGTACCTGTAGTAATTACTAACGTTTTATTCATATTATGTGATATACAAGAATAAATACTTGTTTTTGTTTTTTTATAAATCGGGTTTATAATATTTTGGCTCAAATCGTTAACAATTTTTGCTTAATCGAATCTTTTGGGATAAAAAATAGTATTTATATATAAAATAATTATAAAAAATAAAACAACAAGATATGACTGAATTTGTATTCACCTCGCCAGGTGTTAAATTTAAAGAACGTGACTTAACTTATGTTACACGTAATGTTGGAATCACAACGTTAGGACTTGCTGGGGAAACACTTAAAGGCCCAGCATTTGAGCCATTTTATATTAAAGACAGACCACAATTTTTGGATAAATTTGGAGCACAAGACACAAGCAAATATAGCAATGGAAACCTAAGATATCAATTGCCTTATGTTGCTAACGCATATTTACAGGAGTCTGATCAACTGTGGGTCACCAGAGTATTGGGTTTATCAGGATATGATGCAGGTTCGGCTTGGACTATTAGTCTTAATGCTGGCGTTGATCCATCTACAATTGTAAGTGGCACAACCAGTGATGGTAGTCGTGAATTCACTGATAATACTTTCTTTGGTACACCTGTTTATACTGTTGGTCAAGAAGGTGCTGCTTTTAGTGGTTTTATTAAAAATGAAGATGGCGTTAGTTTTATTGGAAGTTATTACACATTTACAGTAACATCAATTTCTGGTGGTACTGGAAATGTTGACTACGTAGAGACTCCGTTAACAGGTACGCCTTATGTTCAATATCAGGATATGGTATTAGCTGTATTGAGAAGCAAAGCAACTGTAACTGACAATGTTGATGCTCCTTCCGTAACGACATTCACTGTTAATGCTATTGATTTTGATTCAAATTTAACAAATGATGGCACTGGTGATCTTTTCAGAGAATTTACCTTATATGTTTCGTTATCAGATGGCGGAACTGCTACATACAATGTATCAATGAATCCAAATGCTAGTAATTTTATAGCTAATGTATTAGGCACTACTCCAACAGCCAAACAGTCGCATATTTGGGTTGAAGCGGTTTATCCTGATCTAATTAGTAAACTCGACGTTGATGGCGACGCATTTACGCCAGAAACAATGCTATCAGGTATTGCTTCATATGCTTTCGGTATTTCCAATAACATTATTAAAAATACCGACGGTATTTTTGTTAATCGTAAGGAAAAATTCAAAACACCTGAAACACCTTGGGTTGTATCTCAGCTAAAAGGTAATATTGTTGACAGGTTATTTAAATTTGTATCAATTTCTGACGGTGATGATGCCAACCAAGAAATCAAGGTGAGTATCGTTAATATTAATCCTGAAACGCTTGAATTTGACGTAATTATCAGATCATTTTATGATACTGACGCTAATATGAACATTTTGGAATCATTCACAAGATGCTCTCTAATTCAGTCAAAAACAAATTTTATCGGACAACGAATTGGTACTACCGACGATAACTATGAACTGTTAAGTAAATATGTTATGGTTGAGCTAGCTGCAGATATTAAACCAGAATCATTTCCAGCAGGTTTTGAAGGATATTGGTTTAACACATTTAAAACAGCTGTAACGCCAAAGATTTTCTACAAAACAAGCTACGCTTATACAGATAAAATTGCGAAAACCTCTTTAGGTATTTCAAATACTGCATATAATACAGCTAATTCAGTTGGTATAGGTGTTAATCAAAATTTCTTCAACTATAATGGCTGGAAGAATAGCGAAAGCAATCCTACTGGATTTACAAAAACAAAGGGCTTTCATATGGACGTGGACGCATCAATCGTACTTGCAGATAATCTTGACCCACTTGAATTTGAAGTTGGTATCAGTAGCTTTAAATCTATTCAGGACGTTTTATTACCATCAAATGCTTATAATTCTATTAAAACTAGAAAATTCACTATAGCATTTTCTGGCGGATTCGACGGATGGGATATCAATAGAACAAACAGAACTCACACCGACCTTTATCGTGAAGGTGGTATCTATGACGGAGTTGGCGCAGGTGTAACGCCAGCTAATGACTATCAGGCATGGGAAACTGCTATAAACACTTTCTCAAATCCTGAAAAGATTACCATCAATTTATTTGCGACGCCAGCAATTAACTGGTCAGACAATACTACTTTGGTAACAAAGACAATTGAAATGATCGAAGAACAAAGAACTGATAGCTTATATATTATTGATGCACCAAATATCGACATAGCAATGTCAATAGGTGATAATAATAATACTGATGTGGTTGCTTCAAACGATATTGTTGACTTGTTAAACAGCACAGATATTGACAGTAGCTACGCTTGTACTTATTTTCCTTTCATTCAGGTTAAAGACACTCAGAACAATGTGAATGTTTATATACCGCCCACAGGCGAGGTTGCTAAAGCAATTGCTTATACTGATACGAAGAAATTCCCTTGGTATGCACCTGCTGGTCTTGAACGTGGTGTAACCGATGCAAGAAGATCAAAATATAAATTGAGTCAGGAAGCACGTGACGTTTTATACAAAGGTAGAATTAACCCAATGGTTGACTTTTCAAACACTGGAACAGCTATATTTGGTCAGAAAACCTTACAAGTTAGAGAAAGCGCACTTGATAGAATTAACGTAAGAAGATTGTTACTTCAAATCAAGGTATTGATTTCTAATATCGCAATGAGATTGATTTTCGAACAAAATGATCAAGCAACAATTGACCAGTTCAAACAAAAAACTAATCCTATCCTTGACGGTATTAAGAGAGACAGAGGCTTGCTTGAATTCAAGGTTGTTATGGATGATACGATCAACACGCCAGAAACCTTAGACAGAAACGAATTATACGGTGAAATTTATCTTAAACCGACTCGTTCACTAGAAAAGATTGGTATCGGTTTTACCATTGCACCATCTGGAGCATCATTTTCAGAAATTTAAATATATAAATTGAGCTTATAAATTATGTAAGCTCAATTTTTAAAAAAATTAGTATTTATAATAAAAAAGACAACATGGCAGATTTAATTAGGGGTATTCCATTCGCATATGAACCAAAACGTATTAATCGTTTCTTCGCCGAATTTCCAGACGAACTTGGCATTGAAGTATGGGCTATACAAAAATTCAAGAGACCATCACTGAATATAAATAAGGTTGATATTAAGTATATGAATGAGACTAATTATGTCGCAGGTGCATATGCTTGGCAAGAACTCGACCTTACCTTTCTTGACGTGATCGGGCCTTCAACATCACAGCAACTTATGGAATGGGTAAGATTGCATGTCGAATCACTAACAGGACGTATGGGTTATGCTGCTGGTTACAAAAAGAACATTTATCTTAAGGCACTCGATCCAGTCGGTGTTGAGGTTGAGAAATGGTTCTTGGAGCAATGTATGATAACATCTATCGATTTTGGCGAAAACAGCTATGACGATGATGGACTTGCTACCGTAAATGTAAAAATCCAACCTTGGAGATGTATTTTGAATGTTTAACAGCATTACACAAAATTAAAAAACCGTATAGAGATATACGGTTTTTTAATTTGTAACAATATTCTTTTGTAAAATACTATCGAAGTCGAATTTTTCGATATCAGTTAAAATTGTTTCGAGTAAAGGCGGCGTGTTAGAGTATCCATGTTTATGCGACAACAATGCTTTTCTAAACATATTTAAAACGTAAACAATAATGTCCCCACGACCTATTGGGTGACCATTTTCAAAGATATTTATCCTGTCCTGTGGCGTAAGTATTGTCGATTTAAAATTAGGATTACCATTATGCGATAGTAGTGCTATTTTATCTGAAACAAGGATTGAGTTACTATAATAATCTGAGCTATTAATAATGGGTTCAAATGTCATTGTTAATGACGATGGATTTTTTGTATTAAGCGTATTAATATCGCCATTCATATGCTTGCCAGCACGAATAATAACCTGATTCTTTTTTAAAATTATATCGGTATTCACTCTACCAATAATGCCGACATCATCAATCTCTGGAAATACACCAGTAGTGTTCGGATTTGTTTTCACCGATTTTAAAGGCTGAACTGCACCCATCTCAGTTGTTGATAATGCTGTATAAACTGAATCGAACTCAATCTTCTGGGGTTGTGAAATCACGCTACCCATCCAAAATCTATTTCTGTTAGGGTATTTAGTATCCATTATAAATACACGCACTACTTCGCCCACTTTAGGGTAAATGTGATAATATTTTGGAAGCATTGGGCTACAATAAGGCAAATCATTCTCGTCCTTCTTATTATCAAGTTCCAATATCTTTACCCTTATTCTTCCGCCATCGGTAGAATCGGTTATAGATATAACCTCGCCATAATATATGGTTCGAGTGGTGTTACCACCAGTGCTTTCGCTTTCAAATATCCTGTGCGTTTGTAATGTTTTTCTATCGTACATTTTATTCTATTAATTTTCGGTTATCAAGTTCTTCAATCAATTCGATATACTTCTTTTCAAGTTCTCTTATGTAATCCAGCTTCTCATTAATAAGTGCCGTTGTATCGTCAATTATGTGTGTTAAATCAATGACATTGTCTTTCAGATTATCATGGGACACTTTTACAATGTTAATCTCATGCAATAATTCAGTTGGCGTAAATTCTTTTATATCTGTCATGCTTATAATATTATTCCTTTACCACCTGATAAATTTGTTGTTGACCCAAGTACTGTTACAGGGCCTGATGGTGACGTTCCAGCTGCTTGCACCAAAATTCCTGGGGGTATGGCTACCAGTATGATAGCCTCCTCTTGCAATGCTCTAATTATCTCTTCAACACGAATTCTTTCCATGATTTCATCAGGTGCGACTTCGCCTGTTGATAATACTCCAACAGACAGACCTGCCTCACTTTTCCTAGCAATAATTCTCGATGCTATTTTTATTGGCGATAAACCCGATCTATTAGCAACGCCTGTAAGTATTAGTGGCGTTGGAATAGTTGGAGCTGAACTCACATTTATGTTTAACAGTTTGGATATGTAGTCCATTAAAGATTCTATGCTCATATTTTTACTAATTTTGTTGGTATAAGACTCTGAATAATTCTTTTAACCTGATTTGTCTTTTCCTTAACGAGCTTTTGTATTATTGGCGATAATAACTTAGATAACTCTGAAACCACTATAGCCAAAATATAATCAACCATCATATTAACAAATACAGGTGCTAAGCATTTAATGAATTGTTTTGCATCGCCGACCTCCTCAAGAATTGTTGTGCTTGGGCTTGGCTGATTTCCAGATGTTAATGTTCCCATAATTGCCCTAAGCGTAACTATTTGAGGCGACATAACTAAAGCGTTTATGATTTTCTCTTTAATCATATTAATAATCCTAGCGAAATATCCATCTCTTGCGGCGGCAGAATTCTCGTCAATAATAGCTATTGTATCTGGATTCTCACCATTGGTAATACAGGATTCAACGGCATTGCCAACAAGAGTAGGATCATTGGATGATGATATTGTTGTAGTTGCGCCAGAGAAAAATTCTGGCGTTAAACTGTTATAGATATATCCGCATCCTAAATTATACTCAACAGTACCATTTTTTAAAGCATTTGCTGCATCAATGATATCATTCAGATTTAACGGATTGTTATCATCGTCGAGCATATTGTTTATGGTTTCCTGTAATTTAAGCTCGTTTATAATCTGATCTATGCTCTTATCCTCTGTCTTAGCCATAGTGCCAAAAATGGCATCCAAAATGTTCGTAACAACCTCTTTTTTATTTATGATAGCGGCTGCATCAATATAATCTGAAAACCATTTACCTATACTAAAATTTTCAGTAGCCGTAGTCGGTTTAAAGGTTAATGATTGCGTCACCTGATCAAAACTCATTGACAAACCACAGTATTCTTGTGGCACTTGATTTAAATAAGCTGACCGTACCTTTGTATCAAAATCTGGAATAACATTATTAAATTTAAGGTCTTCCGAAATAGTCCCAGATTTGATCTTAAACTTAGACTGCGAATCAATGCTTTTAATAGGCACTTGGATTCCATTCTTAAAAGACGCAGGTATCTGATCGCCGCTGTTACCCTGTGTAAACTGTTTTTTCAAAGGTTCTTTCATTTCAGATTCTACCTTTGTAAAAAAGTCTGTTAAAAGTCCGCCGATCATTTCCTTTAACAAAGCACCGCCAACGACCTGTTTTAACACATCGAGCAAAAATGCTATCTCGTCATTGGATTTAGTCTTTACGGATTTATAAGTACTTTTCAATTTAGTAATTTCCTTTTCATCATGTAAAGAAGACAATGACCCAATTGTAGCAAATATACTTTGTTTTCTCTCGCTAATACTCATATTTACTGCGTCTTTTCTTTTTCTTTATCCATTTCGTCATGAACCATGTCAATTAAAGCCTGTCTGCTATCGCTGCTAATGTCATCAGCCTTTTCGTCATCGCCGTTAGTCTTTGTCTTAGAGTCATATACAACTTCTTTAAGATATTTTAACATTAACAATTTCTGGTCAGCATTTTTGGCTTCTGCTGCAATAAGCTTGATAAGCTGATCGCCGATAGCGGCAACTTCGCCAGTTTCTTTAATCTTTACTTCCCATTTATTAAACAGACGTATAGCTTTTTGCTTGATATTGAGCGAATCGTCATAAATTTCCTGTAGAAGATCGTTCATACTTTCTTCATCGAATCTCAATCTTTTTCTTGCTGGTCTTGGCATATTATAGTTTTTACATATAAATACTAAAAAATATGATTTATTGGAAAAAGCTCTGTTTCTTCATGTAGTATAAATCCTTGAAAGGCTTAATAGCCACACGAATTTCCTTTGTTGACAGATTTGTTATTTCCTTTAGATATAGCAAAATCTTATTCTTTGCAAAAATATTGCTAACCTTTTTATTATACTTACCATCGGGGCTATCTTCTTTGAACAGTAATTCCCAATTTTTAAGAATGTTTATAATGGCATCGCCAACGACAAGTTCATTTTTCTTAATAGTTGGCTGAGATATTTTATCATTAATCTCATCTATAATAGATTGAATTAATTTATCAAGTATGTCAACGCTGTTTTCGCCATCAAGTTCATATGCATACGAAGAATTATTATCGAAATCATCGGTATAATCCTCATAAGATAAGTTAGTCTTCTTTTCGGTGTAGCTTTTTCTACCATGATCCTTATAATAGTTACGAACAATTGTTTGACAATAACTGAAAGCTTTGGTCTTGTTACCAGATTTTGTAATTGTATCTGGTTTATACTTAACCATTTGCTCAATAAGATGACTCAAAGCATTGGATTCAACCTCTGCAATGTCGTAGCATCCGATATAAATCGGATATTTTCGTAATATTGATTGTATCATTTTACGAAATGGTACAATCAATATTTCATTATAAATTTTGTTTTTAACTTCGGCGGAATCTGTCGCAATATAGTCGATTATGGCTTGTTCCTCTTTTTCGGCAAAGTATAACTCATATTTCTTTTTTTTCATTTAAATATTCGTTTTTAACTAATGCTAGATAGATTTAACTCTCTATCTTTATTGAAGAAGTACTCCTTCATTGCAATGTCGAACCAAAACTTACGTTCCAGTTTTGGCATTGTTTTAGAATATACTTCGAACATGCTGTCTGGGCGATCTACCAAATGCTTGTAGATGATCTTTGGAATGATGAAAGCCTTGCTGTTATTATTCAATGACCTTAGCAAGTATTCAAACATAAATGTTAACTTTATATTAACTTTATATCCACCATTCTTTACAAAGTCTGATTTTTTAATCACAGCACCCGAAAGCTTGAAGTCTGAATAAGATTTAACGGTTTCAACGCTAAGATACCCAAGGTTTTCAATGTCGCCTGCGAAATGCTGCGACCAAGCAATTTCGTTCGAAATTTTTACTGGTTTGTTTTCAGTATCAACTTCAAGCATCATTAGAATGAAAATATCTACAAGCGGATAAGCTGCTGCGTACTGTGTAGCGTTTTTCACGTATGTTTTGCCTAGTTCATCATCAAATTCTAAAACTGAAAAATATTCAGTATCAATTTCATTTACAGCCCAATTGATTTGTGACTGATAGTCGGCAGCTGCATCTGTAGTCGTTATAAATTTTACAACGTTTTCAAGATTTAGCTCTTTCACAAAGAATATTACCTGTGCGGCTTTTGGTGGAAATACCACTACTAACTGTGGCTTATCAGGAGCATTGTCCTGATCTGCAACAGATTTAATCGCCTTAGCTAGATATTCTTTAACAGTGTCATTGAATTCTGATACTGGAATTATTATACTTAATTGTGTCATTTTCTATTAATTGTTTAATGCATTTTTCAAAAAGCTTATTCTTTCTTCAACATATTTAGAGTAAATCTCTGTAAGCTGTTTTTCAGATTTATCCATTGTATATCTGTCGGCAATTGCTGACATTGTTTCATAGATTTGATCTGGAATACTGTCATCGATGAATTTAGTTAATAAATCGCCGATCATAACAGGAATATCATAAATATTGCTGGTATACATGCCTGCCTCAACATATTTCTTGCTGGCGTCTTGCAAATATTCTGGCTCAATGTCTGGGACAATAAAGATCGGAATTACACCACTTTTCATACACTCAATTGGGAATGTTCCGAAAGATGCTATTCTATCAATCCACACAGCCGCAAAGTTATTTCTAAGTCTTTCGGCGAAGTCAATTCTATCCAATTGTGTCGGCGGTTTAGTGTTCGTTAGCAATGGATCAAATGTCACCCATTTCAAATGAGGATACTTACTGAAAAATAGTTTAATAACCTTTGAAATGTCATTACTATTTCTGCCTACGATAGAGATAACTGGTTTCTGAGGCATTTCAGATGGCTTGAAGTAGTCTGGAATACCAATATCATATGTTTCCACTTTATACTTTTCACCATAAAATGTGTTAAGCATTGTTCTAAGTGTTTCAGATGTTGTAATAACATCATTAATACCGAACAATTCGAAGTCAGTGCCTGGAATTAAGCCATTTAACATGTAATCAAAAGACTGTAACAAACATATTTTCTTACATGGTAAGTTCTTTGTTTGTTCCATAATATTCGTAAACACCTCTGGAATGATCATAAAGTCATCTGGCGATACATTTATTTTTGAATCAGTAATTAATACATGTTTAATGTCTGTCAATGATGGTTCAATCCACTCAGGAGCTTTCAGATCAGAACTTTCGGTCATCATTGTGACGTTATATCCCATATTCTTTAAAACATTTGCATGTGTATATAGCTCATATACTGATGCGGAAGGGCCTGCAGAGTCTGGAACACAGAATATGAACTTAGATTCCTTTGCTTCCAATCTTGCGACTGCTTTTGTTAAAACAGTGATCTTTTCTTTGTTTAAATCGTTATTTTCTAGCATTTTTGTAATTATTCGATTGTTTTTGTGTATCCTATCATTTTTTCGAACTCGTCGTTATCGACCAATTCCACTAATTGTAGGACTGATGTATATTGTTTACCATTTTCAACATTATATGGTCTATCAATTTTAATAATTGTTTTACCTTCTTGAAGCTTTGTATCAAGCAACTCTGGGTCTGTTGTAATTATAATATCAACGTCTTTAATAATATCTGTTGACTTCTCAACAAATTTATAATTACTAAAGCGTGACATTACCCTACTCAGGAAGAATAATGTTGGCGGAATAGTGTGAACATTCTCTACGGAGAAAATTGTCACCTCAATATTCTTACCATATTTGTATAAGAAATTCTTAAGGTCTAAGTCAAGTCCTTTATACATAAACGGCGCAGAGCCAGATATTTCAAAGACATAATCAAGATGCATGAATTTATTATACACTTCAAGTCCAGTTTGATTAACTGTTTCAACATTTGAAATGTATGCATCGACTGGCGCATCACCATTCTCGTCTGTAACGTAGCTTAGAGGGCTAATATCGTCAACAAATTTGTCCTTAAGTACTTTTATTTGTTCGCTAACTGCTTCCCATTTATATGTGTTAAAATAGTCATATACATAGGGTATATTTGTTGGCACACCATCTGCGCCAAACTCATTGAAATAATAACGATCAAACTGAAGCCATTTGGCTCGCAAGATTTCGTTAATATCGATTCCGATTTTTATTTTTTCTGTCATTTCTTATAATGTTCTTTAAATTTTGCCTCAATTTTTGCGATAATAGGATTTCTAACATTTACATCCGTCTCATTCATTTTTATTGTTCCAATTTCTTCAACGTCTTCAAATAAATTAATTAATACGTGTAAAGAGCTATCCTTTTTAAATTTTAGGTCAACCTGATCAACGTCTCCCAAGATAATCAATTTACAATTATTACCGACCCTTGTCATGGCGGTGTGTGCATTATCAACTGTTACGTTTTGGCATTCATCCAATATGATGATACAGTCGTCTAATGTTGTTCCTCTCAAATAAGCTAGAGGTAATATTTTTATGTATCCTTTTTCAGATAGAATCTTAAATGTATTTTCGCTAACTAATTTAGCAATGTTAAAGTTAAAACTCCACATGAAAGGTTCCATTTTTTCTTCCATAGTACCTTTAAGATACCCGATTGATTCTTCCTTAAGCGGCGTCACGGATTTAATTAAATAAATCTTTTTATATGAATTGCCTCCTTTTTTTAACAGGTTGAGTGCGGCAGCTAGTGCCACATATGTTTTACCAGACCCTGCAAACCCAGAACAAATGGTAATCTCATTATTTTTGATAGACTCAAAAATTTTCTTCTGGCTATCATTCTTAGCAGAAACCTTTATATCGGTAGTTATAATCTTTCCGATCTCATTTTTCATAGTTGCTAAGTTCTTTTCAGCACCGTTAACAATATTAATAAATTCTTTTTCTTCGAGCTTAACAGCTTCAAGCTTTTTATTAGTTTTTCCCATCTGAGATATTATTTTATTACATTATACAACTGAAAAGCAAAAATCTTGAATTCTTTTTAAAAAAAACACTATTTATAATCAAAATAATAAAATATTATAAATATTTATAGAAAATGGCAAAGGAAACAGGAGCACAAGCAATCAAGAATGCAATACAAGGATACAATAAAAATGCTGGGGCACAGAGCACTGGCGTATCATCCATGACAACAGGCTATAATGACGTCATGAGCAAAGAAACTGACCCTGACCTAATTACGGTATGTGAGATAGTTCAGTTACCATCAAAAGGTTTATTCTATGAAAATCATTTATCGGAAATTAGTATTGAATACATGACTTCTAAAGACGAAGACCTTTTAACAACGCCATCGTTAATTGAAAATGGTACTGTTTTAGACTTATTGTTAAAAAAGAAAGTCAAAACGCCAAATGTAAACACGTTCGATCTATTGCAAGGTGATAGAAATGCTTTAATATTATTTTTAAGAACTACATCATATGGCGCAGATTATTCAGTTGTCGCCACAGACCCTAGAAATGGTCAAGCATTTAAAACAGTTGTTAATTTACTTAACCTGACATATAAGGAAGTAAAAGAAATACCAGACGCTAATGGTCATTTTACAGTGTTTATTCCTATGAGAAAAAAGAATGTTGTTTTCAGAATATTAACATATGGTGAAGACGATAACATTTCTAAAAAAGCTGAGGCTATTAAATTGGCGTATAGCAAAACATATAGCTCATACAGCACCATTAGGCTTAAAGCAAGTATTATCTCAATTGAAGGGAATACCGATCGTGGATACATTGATAAATTTGTTGATGCGATGCCTGCCTTAGATGCTTTCACAATTCGTAAAAAAATTGTTGAAGTATCTCCAGATGTTGACCTTAGCTATACATTTACCACTGACGATGGATTTGAATTTAAGTCCAATTTAACGCTCGGTATAGATTTTTTTTTCCCAAACACCTAGCAGGTGATTATAAAAAAATGGTAAATGACGAAATCTACATTCTAACTAAACATGGCAGGTTTCAAGCTGATTATGTGGAAGGTATACCAGTTTACAAAAGGAGATATTTCTTACATTTAATGCAAAAAGAAAACGAGGAAATGGAAAAGCAGCAAGAAGCTGCTAGACATAGATAAAAAAAGGGAACTAAGTTATTATAATTTAGTTCCTTTTGTATTTATATGAAATAGTAATGAATTATGGCAGCACCAACACAGTCGGCACAAGCACAAGCAGCGGCAGCAGCTAGAGCACAGTTAGCAACCCAGCAAAAACAGGCTGTAAAAGATGCTAAACAAGCTCTTGATCTACAAAATCAAGACTTAGCATTGCTGCAAAATGAATTAAGTCTGCTTAATGGTATATTTAATAGTAGGGATCGAAACGCAAAACAAGCTGAAATTGCTCAAAAAGCACAAGATGCTAGAAATGCTGCTTTAGATCTTGAGTTAAAAAAACTTGATGCTATTACTAATAAAAGCAGTGTTGCATATACCAATCAATTAAAAAAAGTACAAAGTTTAAAAGAAGAAAATAAGGAACAAGATGCTTTAATAGAAAAGCAGAAGAAAAGTAATGAATTATACGAAGCCCGTAAAAAGCTTCTCATAGATAACACTAAACTTGAAGCAGCTTGGATACAAGGCTTGATGCAGTCAGATAAGATCATTAGACAAACCACATTAAACCTCGGCATGTCTGGTTTAAAGGCTGATATGATTAGAACTTCTTTCGAAAACTCTGCAATGTCTGTTGCCGAAATGGGTGGCGGATTGGAGGACTTACAGTCCGTAATGCAAGGATTTGCTGATGAAACAGGACGTTCCAGAGTAATGTCTGAAAAGATGCTCGTTAATATCGTTGCAATAGGTAAAGGAACTGGTTTAGGTGTTGACAATGCCACAAAAATGGCTTCACAGTTTGAGCTAATGGGTATTGATGCACAAAAAACATATGAAATGACTGATGAATTCGTTCATTCAAGTGAGAAATATGGTATCAACACAACAAAAGCATTAAAAAACGTATCAGATAATTTTAAGAAATTAAACCTATATAATTTTAAAGGTGGTGTAAAAGGTATGATGGAAATGTCAGCCTATGCTACAAAAATGAATATCGATTTTAGTCAGGCTTTTAATGCAATTGACACAGCAAAAACTTTGGAAGGTGCTATTGAACTAGCATCGAATCTACAGATTATGGGTGGCGAATTTGCTAAATCTGATCCTTTTGAAATGTTATTCCTTTCTCGTAATGATCCTGCAAAATTCACAGAAAAGATTAATGATATGACTAAAGGCGTTGTAACATTTCAAAAACAAGCTGATGGAACATTTACAAAATTTATATCGCCTGCTGATAGAGATCGTATGGCATCTGTTGAGAAATCATTAGGCTTACAAAATGGCGAATTAACACAGCAGGCTCTTAGAATGGCTGATATCATGAAAATGCGTAAGAACATGATTGGTTCAGGATTATCTAAAGATGATAAATCAGCTATTGAAGGTGCTGCCATATTTAATTCAAAAACTGGACAATTTCAGGTTATGGTTGGGACAACTGCTAAAAATATAGCAAATTTAACCGAAAGTGAAGCAAATGCGTTCATACAACAGAAAGCAGCTTTGGAGCAAAGAGCCAAAGATGCTTTAACATTCGAAGAAGCATTACAAGCTACATTGGCTTCCTTTAAAACATTACTATTACCAATGTTAAGAGGTGTTAATGAGGTAATGAAAATAGTTATACCTGTTTTTCAAGACATATCACACGTTATAAAAAGCATTCTTAATAATCCAATTGGTATGGCTGCTTTAAAAATAGCTGGTGTTTTAACTGCTGCTGCTGTTTTAATTAATGGTGGTGCAACTGCATTATCTAAAGTGGTTTACTATGCATCTGGCAAGCAATTATTTGGAGGAGCTGGTGCTGGATTTGCAGGTACAATTGGTAATTCAAATAAACCGTCTCTTCCGAAAGGTAGAGGTGCTAGCGTTTTAAATGCTGGAAAAGCTTCTCAAATGGCTGGTAAAGGTAAGATGATGGCTGGTGCTGGATTTGGTGCAGCCGCTGTGGGCGTAGGTGCTGGAATTGGATTAGCTGCATTTGGAATTTCTAAGTTAGCTGATTCAATGGCTAAACTAGATTCCACAAAAATATGGGCATTACCTGCAACGGTATTAGCTATAGGCGGTGCTGCTTTAATGATGTCTCCAGCTATAACTGCAATGGGCACAGCATTTTCTATAAGTATAGCTGCTATCGGTGCTGCTAGTGCTGCCACAATGCCAGGCCTTCTAGCTTTAGGTGCTACATTTGCTATGATTGGAGGTGGAATTGGCGCAGCCTCTGCTGGAATTGGCTATTTAGCTAAAGGAATTGCCGATGTGATGAACGCTGGTTCAGGTGGAAATATAAGCCTAGATAAAGTAAAATTATTATCAGATTCTGCGCCTGCACTTGAAAGAGTTGGGGCAGCATTTAGAGAAATAAACACAGCTATGAGAGGTAGTGCAGACGATTACACAGCAATTGCAACAACTGTTGATGCAATCTCTAAAATGAATACTAAGAGTGGATCAGCATTCGCTGAATTGGTAACATTATTAAAAACCCCTCTAAAAGTGGAATTTGCCGATAAAGAAGTTTCTATGAAAGCAAACATAACGTTGGATATTGACGGAGAAAGATTCACAGCTAAAGCTATCAATATACCTATATTAGTTAATAGAATGAAGAGTTATAGTGGCGGAATGATCGGACAATAATATTAATAAAAGTATTTATATAATAAACGTAACATGACAAATTTTAATTCGAGACCAATATTATCAGATATACAATTTAGACAAGATACCAATGATGACTTAAGACTATCAGGATCAACTCATTTTGATAAAGTCGGCGGTGTATCTATAACACATGGCGACGGTGTGGATATTCCAATAATATTAACAGGTGGGACTAACGGTGATACTTTAAAATATCAGGATGGGGCTATAAAAATAGTAGCTTTAACTCCAGATGAATTACCCCTGTTAACCGAAGATGTTACGGCAAATATTGAGGTCGGTGGAATATGGGCACAAAGATTAATTAGTGGCGGAACAAGTTTAACACAATTTGTTAAGAAATTACTTGTAACAACATTTTACCCAACATACTCAGACCCAACATTTTCATTTACGTCTAATTATAATGGTAATAATGTTGAGTCTGGCACACATTTGGATACCGTATTAATATATACATATAATAGAGGCACTATCAACGGAAACTTATCTGGAGGCATTTGGAATCCATCATTATCACAAAATCCTAGAGGCGGTGCTGCAATACTATATACTATTGACGGAACAGCAAACGGAACAGCAAATACTTTAACTAGAACAGCTAGACTTATAGATGACGGATCGAACAATTTTAATGCTTCTGTTACATATGATATTGGCGCACAACCTTTAGATTCATATGGACAGCCTTCTGACCCAAATCATGATAATATTCCAGATGTACCATACCCAGCTGGAACAGATTCAAAATCAACGACAATAGTTGGGAGAAGAAAAACATTCTACGGCGTATCGAGTCCAGCTAACACAAGTGCTGCAATCAGATCATTAACAAGCAGTTTCAGTACGACAACATTTACTATAAATATTCCTATTGGCGCAACAAATGTTGTCTTTGCATATAAAAATACATTAACTGATGTTACAAGTGTTAAATATGTTGAAGGTCTTAATGCAGAGGTAAAGGGAATTTTTACAAAATTAGCGGATATAGCTGTTGAAGGTGCTGAAGGCTATGCAACAACAAATTATAAATTATACATGTATACGCCAGCAGTTCCATTTTCAGCTACGGCAACATATAACGTAACAATATAAAATTATGGCAGAATTAATATTTCCATTACAATTTAAAAGACAGTACTCAGATTCTCTTGATCCAGATTCTGTATTTGACACTGCAAGTGCATTAACTACATATTTAACAAATCCGTTAAGATATGCTGGTCAAATAGTGGCGTGTACCGAAACAGAATCAAGAATATATACATTAAATGCTGCAAGATCAGCATGGATTGAAATAGGAGGTTTAGGATATGTTCCTGAAAATGTCTCTAACAAGGAAAATGCCACAATCGACACATCCACAATAAAATATCCGACAGTTAATCTGTTAAGATATGGTTTAAGTCTAAAACAAGATATTACAACAGGATTAACATCTATATTAGTAGCATCATCAACAGGAACAGCAGGTTTTTTAAAAAAGACGGCAACTGACACATGGACAATTGATACAGCAACTTATTTAACTGGTAATCAATCAATATCATTATCTGGTGAAGCGACTGGAACTGGCGCAACCTCAATATCAGTTACATTAGATAATTCAGCAGTAATAGGTAAATACTTAACAGGATTAAACACTGTTGGCGGCGGATCAATATCATCATCAGATTCAATTTTATCGGCATTCGGTAAAGTTCAGAATCAATTAACGGCTTTACTTGGAGGAGTTTCGTTTCAAGGTACTTGGAATGCTAATACGAATTCACCTACTTTAGCTAGCGGTGTTGGTACTAAAGGATATTATTATATTGTTTCAGCATCAGGCGTAACAAATTTAGATGGTATATTCGATTGGAAAATAAGCGACTGGGTAATTTTTGACGGAGCATCTTGGAGAAAAGTTGATAATACTGATGCAGTTGCTTCTGTTAATGGTTTTATGGGTGCAGTTTCACTAACAACTGATAATATACCAGAAGGCGTTAATAAATATTTTTCAACTAGTTTAGCAAGAGGTGTTTTCTCATCTGGTACTGGAATTAATTATGTATCATCAACAGGTGTAATTAATTGTACTATAACTCAATATACGGATACTTCTGCTAGATCGGCAATTAGTTTAACAACAACTGGTAACTCTGGTGCTTCTACGTATAATACGTCATCAGGTGCTTTAAATGTTCCAAATTATACATTAGTAGGCTTAGGTGGTGAAGTCGCTGGAACAGCCGCTGGTATTATGTCGTCGCACACATCAACATATAATCATGCAAATATAGCAAATGGTCAAACAGCTTATGGATGGGGAAATCATGCTGGGTTATATTTATTATTAACTGGCGGTAACGTATCAGGGCCTGTATCTATTACAACTGGTAATATGACATCATTAAATATTACGTCAGGTGGCGGAGTTGCTGTTTCAGCATATTCTATGGGCGTAGATAGTTATGGTGTTGCTGGTATGTCTGATAATATACCACTTATAGGTATTAATTTAAATCTAAACACAACAGGTGTAAAAAGAACCATTATAATAGATTCTGATCATGCTCACATATTAGGTGTAACCGCTGGATATGGACTTTCTATAGAATGGAGAATGCCTTATTTAGGCACATCTGGATTAGGTATTAATTCTGGTAACATTGCTAATATGCTCTCAGATGTGACATTAGGTGCTGAATCATCTAAATATTCATTTTCTTTAAGAAGTGCTGGCTCAATTATTGAAAGAATGACATTGGCACATAACGGTGATTTATGGACAGCAGGTTCAGGAACATTTGCAGGTGGTGGCTTTAACTCATTAAGATTAATGAAAAATTTAAATGATGACTGGAATGGGTCTGCTAGCGATGCTATAAGTCAATTTAAATTAAGGGATTTTTATTATAAATCAAGACCTACAACTGATAGAACATTAGGATTTATTATTGATGAAGTGCCTGAGAGTGTTAGAGAATATTTCTTAATGGGCGAAAATAATGATGCTATTAATCAATATACTATGATGGGTATGAGTTTTAAAGCGCATCAGGAAGAAAAAATTGAAATTAATGCATTAAAATTAAGAATTATAGCATTAGAAGCAATTATAAATAAATAATTATGACTTGGGGAAGCTTAGCTGATAATCAATTTGTATCATTTACAAATGCACAGGGTAGTGGTATTACGCAATTAATAGCATTACCTACTTCAAATCAATTTATGACGAAACAGAATTGTATTGATTATTTAAATATAGATGCTTCGTTTTTAGCAACTTATGCTTTAAATCAATGGGTTGTAAAAAATTCGATCATTTCTAGTGGCGGCGGATCAATTATTTGTAATGTAATTGTAAATGTGCTTGAAATAACATATTAAAAATGGGAATAATTAGATACGAATTAGTAGACGGATATTTACCAATGACAGTTAGTTTAATTGGGAGTGGAGCACCTGATCAGGTGCATGCCTCATACGGTCAATATGCCTTTACAGGTATAACAATGGCAAATACATTGTTGATAACAGATAATGAAGGATGTGTTAAATCCATAGATGTTACTAAATGTGTAAGTTGTCCAGATGGTTATACTTCTGTTGTTGGCGGATGTGAAAAGACGGAAACTATTGCGCCAACTAATCCCACAGACCCTAGAAATTTGGTTAAAAGTACTAACATAAGATATGGCACAACTGGAACAGTCGTTTTTAGTGGCGGATGGAATTATAATGGTACAGGTACAGCTTTCAATCATTATACAAGCGGATCATTTTGGATAAATCCTATTATAAGCGGCGGAAACGGCGATACAATTCATGGTATAATGAATACAAACGCTGTATGGTCTTCATTAACATTAGACAATCAATATATTGGATTTCCAATATATTTCACAACAGTTGTTGAGAAAACATATTATGTTGGGGTAGGATGCGATAATATTGCTGAAATTAAATTAGATGGCGTATCTATATTAATGCAAGATACCGCAGCTCTTTATGCGATGTTTACAGCTAATGGATGGACTATACCAAATGCAGGCGAAAGTAGTTTTAGACTATGGTATATATATCCAGTATTAATGTCGGCAGGTAATCATATAATTGAACTAATTGGACATAATACTGTTAGTGCTGCTGCTGTGGGATTAGACATTTATGATATGACTGAACATGATTTAATGAATTGTACAAGCTATGCCGACATGGGTACAAATCTTATATTTAGCAGTAAAGACGAGGTTGGTCAACCAGTTTTAATTGGTGATCATGGTCAGGGATACACTTGTAGTACTGGATATGTCTTAGGTAATCCTTCTGGAACACCCACATGCTATAAGTTCACAACATTAGCCTGCGGTGAACCTTTAACAACTACAAATTTAATAAATTATTGGTATGAATTGGATCGTTGTAGTGATGGCTCAACATATTACGCAGGCCCTTATACTGGAATTCAGGTATTTGGTGCGGGATATCGTGTTGAGGGTGCTACTGGAGTATTTTATACAGTTACAACAACTACATATGTTGATCCTATAACCGTTTTAGACGGAATAACTTCGACAGGATTTTATGGATGTCCATAAATAAATAAAATGCTTATAATTAGATTTATAAGCATTTTATTTTTAAATTCACTTGCTAATATAGATTATTATTAGTACCTTCGCAAGTGAATTTAAAAGTTTATTTATTGATGCTTGAAAATAATTATATAATATTTGAAAAATTTATGATGATAATGTCAAAAATTCTTTGTAACTTTGCCGAGTCTTTCATTTTTATCCTCATCGATAAGACAAACGAAAAAACAAAATCCTCTTTTTCAGATTTTCAACCGTGAAAACAAACTTCCAAATATTTGTTTTTTTAACTTTTCAAATTAAAAAGAAACATTTAAATGTTGGGTTAGTTATGTCATCATCTGTTTCTCCGAAACAATGATTTCAATTGGGTTGAAATAATTTTCAATTAGTATTTATATAAAATAAATGATTAATGGAAAATGATTTAAATAAATCAAGGTTATTGACTTCAACAGAGGAATTAAGAACTACACTTCAAACAAGAAGTCTGTATTCCCCTAACAATCAATATCCATTAGATAATGCTTCAAGCATAACCAAAATAGTTAATTCAATAGACAGTGTAGTAAGCACATTAATGCCTTACAGCTCATTTGACCTATCCAATACTGTAATTGGAAGACTTATATCAACTAAGACTCCAATCGTCGAAATAGGACTAGCTATGCTCGGCAAACAGCTTGCATATAACTTTCAAGCAAATGCTTCTTTAATGGTATTAAAGGAAATTCCAAAGATCAGTGTAATGAATTTATTTGACGGAAATAAGGACACTAAATTCGTCACCAAGAAATTCAATTATAGTATTACAAAGAAAGAAAGTCCTTCTAGTTTTATAAATTTTGTTAATGATTTAACAGGTTCTTATTCTGTTAAAGAAAGTCCGTTCAGTAAATCTTCAACATTAGACGATTATATAGCCAATACAGGCTCAGGGCAAATTAATTTGCTTTATAAAAATTTGAATAAGAACATTTATATAAATGATAAATTATTTCAAAACGCTAAAGACGAAAATACTAAAACACAGCTAGCAAAGCATAATCAATATAATTTTTCGGATAAGTATTTCAACAGGTATCCAAGTTTTCAAACAAATTCTGCTATTGAGGCAAGTATTAATACTGGTCTTGAAGCAGTTAATAATGAGAGGGATAAAAATGTTAGTCATGAATATGGTGAAAAAATAGAATATTTTGGAGACACTATTAAGACTATACCTGATAATGAGGGTATAAACCCTTGGATTAACACTGATGATGGCTTCAATAAGAATACTTCAATTGTATGGGGTGATGATAACACCTCTAAAGGCTATCTCGGTGACTTTGGTGTTCAAACAGGCTTATTGGATTACACTAAAAATTTAATGAATGTTGCCAATGGAGATATAATTAATATTAATCGTAAAATATTTGTAGATAATAAGGGTAAATCTATGTTTAATGGATCAGGAGTATATGAATCATCATCCGATTCAATTATAGGTGTTTCATCTGGTTTAAGACAGCATACGATGCTTGACCAATATGATCGATATGCAAAAGCTATCCGTTATAATGGTAATGTTAAATATAACGGAAATCCTAATTCAACCATCTATAAAACGGTTATGCCAAAGATTCATCCAATAAATGACGATGACGGATCTGTAAATAATAAGAATTTAATGTTTTCATTGGAGAATTTGGCATATAAGGTAATACCCGAAAGCGGATTATGCGAAGACGGTAGCTGGATTCCAAAATCTGAAATAGGTTCGTATCCATACTATGGCAGACTTATGTGGTTTCCGCCTTATGATATTCAGTTTAATGAAACGACTGCTTCAAAATTCGTGTCAACGCAAATGCTTGGTAGAAATGAACCAATATATTCATACACAGGTTCTGAAAGAAGTGGAACTCTCACATTTACATTATTGGTCGATTATCCACAGCAACTAAACGATAAAAAATTTAGAGGTGCTGATAAGCATAAAGCAATTGCCGAATTTTTTGCATTTGGAATGAATGACACAAATCCAGATTCCGTTATACAAAAAGACTATCAGGCAAAAATTAATGAGTTACAACTCGAAATAGATTCCTTTAAACTTCCTATACAGTATCCACCAGAGATTTCATCTACGGATACTATATCAATGTCCTTTATGAATAATTACCCAAATACAGGTAATGTTCAGTCTGTATTTCAAGACATGTACACAAAGGGTTACGAGGTATTTCAAGGAATGAATACTGCTGATGAAAATGGTAGTGATGGACTTAATACAGGTATATATGATGTTAGTGGTATTGTCCCTAATTATGAAAGTGGTGGCTTTATGAATACAAAACTATACGATAATATGTATAGTTTTACAGGCTCATGTGCTTTAAACACGTTTCTGATTAACAATTTTTCAAATGTTGAAAATCGTAAATACTATAGCATTAATTTGGTAGGCACAACAACGGCTTTATATTTAGCTAAAGAAGGCTTAATATATAATAAAGCATTAAGCCAGAGAAGGGTCGATGCAGCCAAAGCATTTATAGATGCTAGAATGTTGGCTTTATTCGGAACAGATGCTAAAGTAACTTATAAACTAAATGCTAAAGGTATTGTAGATGATCTATATAACACACCAGCCACAATTAATGAGCTTGGTGCTAAATTGGAAAGACAGGTTGTGGTAACTTTAATAAAGAATGCTATTACTGAGCCACGTAAGACACGAACATTAAATTCAGACGAAAAAAGACGTTTAGCAATATTGCAAGCCGATTTAGATCGATATGTTCTTCTTCAAAATAAAAAAAGCACTGCCGATGACAAATATTCAAAAGTGTATACTGAAAGAAAGCCTGTCGAAAATAGAACAGATGGTAAAATATCAACTGGATCAAAAACTATTAGCGATAATTATTATAGCCCTTGCTTTCATTCTCAGACACCAGAAGATTTTCATAGACGATTAACATTCTTACAGCAATGTATGAGACAGGGAGAACCGCAGCACACACAATCTGGTAATGATATCAGAAATTCTATATTCGGAAGACAGCCTATTCTTATTTTAAGACTTGGTGATTTTATTAACAGTAAAATAATTCCAGAGAATTTAACAATTGACTATAATGATATGCCTTGGGATATGAATCCAGAAGGAATGGGTATGCAATATTTAATGTGTAAGGTCACACTACAAATTAAAATCATTGGTGGTCAATCATTAAAAGGGCCTATCGATGTACTACAAAATGCTTTATCTATGAATTACTATGCAAATTCAACGTTCACCGATAAAGATATTTACATAAAGCCGTCACAAGTTGAACATGATCAATATAGTATAAAACCTATGGCGAGCAAGAATGGTCAATTAGTTGCGTCATCAAAAATAAACACACCTCTTGATAATAAATTGAAATAATGAGTAGACAAGATTACGATAGATATGCTTTATTAAATGTTGTGAATGAGGTGACTGAAATGTTGCCTTTCGTCACAATGCCAAAGAATTCGACTGACAAGTATGAATATTGGAATCCCATGATTAATAGATACGATAAACTTGCTCAGAAATATTACGGCAATCCTTTTTACGATTTCCTCATACTATATGCAAATCCTTTATTTGCAAGCGAATATGATATACCAGATGGCGAATTGATCAGAATTCCATTTCCATTTGCAAAGGCTAAAAGCGATTACGAACAGTTTATTATTAATAATGCCTAAATTTACTTGTTCGTTACAATAAATTATTCTAATTTTGTATTTCCAATAGTTGTAATATGAAAAATAGAATTATAGTAGTGTATTCGTCACAAAATAGTGACATTGATAATAAGGCATTTGACCTACATATACGAAGTACTATAGGTGCAAAATGTGAAATAATTTGTTATGAGAATAACAATGAATATTCATTAACGTCACTATATAATAGGGCATTAGCTGAGACCAATTCTACTAATGCCATATTTTGTTTTATACATAATGATATCATTTTCAAAACAATGAATTGGGGTAGAATATTGCTTGCCAAATTCAACAGTCATAATTATGGTATAATTGGATTAGCTGGCACAACCAGTATTTCAGAGTCCGCAATATGGTGGGAAGCGAAAAATACGATGTTTGGTATCGTCGAACACACTGACGATATTAATACATGGGTTAGTAATTTTTCAGCACCAATTAAAGACATTAAGGAAGTTGTAATTGTTGATGGCGTATTTATGGCGGCAGACCCTGATTTAGTGTCGAACTTCAATGAAGAATTTGATGGCTTTCATTTTTATGATATTTCATTTAGTTTGGACAATTATTTGGACGGCGTTAATATTGGTGTTATCACGACGATCAGAATACTGCATAAATCAGTCGGACAGACAAGTCCCGATTGGGAACGTAATAGACAGTTATTCGTCGAGAAATATAAGGAATACTTGCCAATGTCGATTCCGCCTATTTGCGACGAAATTAAGATCGTTCCAAAAGGAAACGACCCAAAGGTAACGGTAATCATACCAACAAAAAACAATTTCGATATATTGTTAGATAATATAACATCTTGGAATGAATATGTTAAATATAAAAACTATAATATTATCATTGCCGATACAGGTAGCGATTCAGATGTTTTAGCTAAATATGATCAACTATTATCAGATAAAGTTAGCGTTGTTAAATACGATTATTATAACTTTGCAAAAATCAACAATGATGTGGTTAATAACCACGTTAATGCTGATACTGAAATAGTTCTTTTTTGTAATGACGATATTGAGTTGATGAATGATGCTTTAAGCCGATGTGTTGAGATATACAGAAGCGATAGGCTTAATATAGGCACAATTGGTATAAGACTACATTACGAAAATTCTTCGGTACAGCACTGTGGAATTGAGGCGCATATTACAGACAACAAATTACATTTATCGCATGTTGACTTGAAAAAGACCAACGATTATTCGATACACGTCAACTACAATTCCATTGGTAATACAGGCGCATTTTTGATGATAAACAAAAATCTGTTTACAGTTCTGGGGCAGTTTAATGAGAATTATATTGAATGTTTTGAAGACGTTGAGTTGAATTTTACCTGTCTATTAAATGATAAGAAAAATGTTACCGTAAACGATGCGGTTGCTTATCATTTGGAATCTATCACGAGAAATAAGAGCGAAAACAAGCTTAAGAATCTTAATAAAGACTATTTCAATCAATTGATGCCATTTTACGAAAAAAATAAGCTGATACTGGATACATTTATTAATCAATAAAAAAACATAGATGAAAATCGCAAACGTGGTATACGAAGAATTGGTAAACCACATCGAATCGGATTATATTAATTATATTAATAAATCTGTAAACTACAATGAAATTGATAATACGCTTCCCACATTATATGTGGGGTGGCGTTTTATGAAATCATGTAATAATAATGAAAAGATCATGGATGCAGATATTCTGACTAAGTGTATTATTCCCAATAAATTGTATTGGGAATTTTCCTTTAATGAGTATAAGTCTTTAAATATTATTGGCGTTTATAGCTTTGTTGCGAAAGCACCCGATCTATATTTTCGATCAAGATATAATTATGTTAATATTGACCCGACGTTCCTAAATATAAGAACATCGATTGATTTTCTCGATGTTCTCCCAAAAAGTATTGATAGGATTTACAAGTATAAAAATGAGTGTATTTACCTATTACATGATAATGAGATAATAGGTATTAATTTAAGATTGATCAAGTTTCTAAACTTTGATCAGGAAATTTTCTTTAAAGAATTATCATCCAGATGCCCCAATTATATCGACGATCTTAATGGCGACGAATACATGAAGTATTATAAAATCTATGATAGATTCGAATCACTTAAAAGATTTGTTGTTACCATGATTGCTAAATAAATATCTGATAGTATTTATATAAAAATATAATGCTATGGACAACAATTTAGAAAATGCTTTAGACGACTTCATGGGAGGCGACAGCATGTTGACTAGCTCTGAAAAGAACGGAAAGAAAAGGAAAGAAGTAGTACTTCAAAACCATTCGCTTATCGAAAGAGTTGATAAGGTTTTCGTTACAGAAGACGGACGTCAATTATTGAGAGAACAAGAGAGAGAACAATATTAATATTCGAGATATGAAAAAAGAAAATATTATTAATTTGGATAAAATTATCCACAAGATGACTTATGTTGTAAACGAATCACCCAAATATACGGCAGTAATGGGTGAAGACGACGACTTTGACAATTTTCCAGATGAATTATATGAGGAATCGAATGAGGAAGGCGACGAAGCACAAAAAGGTTTAAAACCAAATGCAAATGTTCCGCCGATTGAAGAACCAGAACAGGTTGCTCCAGAGGATCAGGTAGAGCCTGAACCAGAACAAGTCGCACCAGAAGACCAGATAGAACCTGACATGGGTGGAATGCCACCAGTTGATGCTCCAATGGCTGAGCCTGAACCTGATATTAATAGTTTGCAGAATGAGGTTATCAAAAGCAACATCATTGCAATGAAGGCTATTCATGATCAAATGGAAAGCTTAAATAATGAGGTTAGTAAGATTACTGGAAAGCTGAATGTGCTTGATACCGACGTTGCCGAAGTCAGAGAGCCTACGAATTCGGAGAAATTAATGAGCAAGTCAAAAGTTTCATATCCATATTACTTCAATCTTAACGATTTCTGGTCGGATTCATGGTTTGATAAAAATAATCAGGACAAGGGTATTAAACAATTGGAAGATGGCACATATGTTGCAAATTTCGATGATTTACCTGAGAACGATGATATAAAGGATAGTTTTAATAGACTAACATAACATGAAGAATAAACTGTTTGAAATATTCGAAAAGGTTAATCATATTAGTTTGGATAATGATCAGGATAAAAGAGACGAAATAATAAAACAATTTATTACCTTTGCCGACACTGAACTTAATCTAGGCGGAAATATACCTAAGATTAATATTTCATATAATGATGACGAGGCTAAGAAATCAAAATCGTTCGGCGGTTATGTCCCAAACGATATGATAATTGATATCATTGGCGCAAACAGAAATCTTGCAGATATATTGAGGACTCTAGGTCATGAATTAGTTCATCATAAACAGAATCTTGAAGGCAAAATAAACGCACAGTCTGGTGAGACAGGCAGCGACGAAGAAAATGAGGCAAATGCCAAGGCAGGCATATTATTAAGGAATTTTGGCAAAATAAATGACAATATCTATGAGTAAAATTAATAAAGGAACTAAAGAACTATTGCTCGAAATGATGGGTAAGGTAAATAACGTTTCATTTAATGACGACGTTGATTCAGTTGTTGCCGATAAAGAAGAAGTTGGCGACGAACTTCAAGGCGGACTTGGTGATAATGCTAATATATCAAAATTTAGTAAGGAACAGATAAAAAAGGGTTTAGAAGTTGAAAGGGAACATAGCGATGACCCGATGGTAGCATTAGATATTGTTTTCGATCATTTAACCGAAGACCCTGAATATTATGGCACAAATGCTAATCCTGAAAAAATGGCACAATGCCAAGCAATGGTTGATGCCAATAAGGTTGAGGAAGAACCTAAATCCGAAGACGATCAATTAACAGACGTACTGTTAGGATTTAAGTCAAACAAACTCGGAAGTGACTTTCCGCTAAAATAAGCATTTAATTAAATATAAAAGGAATGTCTATAAATTTCAGATCATATTTTAATAAGAATAACACGTTAATAAGCATGAACAGTTCCAATAATTCATTAAACCCTGTCACTGAATTAATTCATGGGGGATTTGATAATATTGTTACCAGATATATATTTAGTGTTGACCTTACAAATTTACAATCTGCAATGAGTGGCGGCACATACATAAGAAGTAACATTACTAGTCATGTTTTACATATGACAAATACAATTAGGAATGCTACACAATATGCTGGGAAAGGAACATATATAGAGAACATGGAACGAGCATCTGGCTTTAGATTGGAATTTTTCAAGATAAAACAGGATTGGTCGAACGGTTCTAAATACAATTTCAATCTCGACATTTTAAAATACTTGAAACCAGATGACGAAGTTAGTAATTGGAATAATGCAAAAAATGGAGAGTCTTGGAATTACAGTGGATCATTTAGCGGCAATAGTGGCGATGTTCTAGGCTATCAGGATTTTAATAATGGCACTGAGGATATTAATTTAGATATCACAGAATACATTAATTTAATAATCGATGGTATCGAGGACTTTTATGGTATAGGCATAAAATATTCCGAAATCATTGAAACAGGTACGACCACAAATATGCAGTCAGTGGCATTTCATGCTAAGGATACTAATACATATTATGAACCATATATCGAAACGCAATTTGTTTATGATGTCGATGATGATAGAAGCAATTTTTATTTGGATAAGAATAATAAGCTATTTTTAGACCTTAGAAATGTGCCTAGCGATATAACTATTAATAGCGTAAAAATATATGACTATGAGAATAATGTTATAGAGTACATTTCTGGCGCAACTGTCACAACCATAACAAAGGGACTGTTTAGTATCCCAATTATTATTAGCTCTTCAACGTATCCAGATGCAGTTATTTTTCATGATGAATGGGACGTAAATATTAACGGAAATAGCAATAAAATTTTGAATAAATTCTATTTAAAATCTTTTTCTGAGTATTTATATACGAGTTATATAAATCTTGATAACTACCATGTAACTGTTGATGGCTTATTTGAAAATGAGGTCATTACTCAGGGAGACATTAAAAAAATTGCTGTAAGATCGAGAGAGCTTTACAAGGCAAAGAATAGTAATCTGATTTACGAATACGGCGTGTTTACGCAGATCGGGGTAGATGCTCAACTTGAAATATTGCCATTCACAAAGGTAAACAAAATCGGTAGTGAATACTCTATTGACTTGAATACAATATGGTTAATACCTCAAGACTATTATTTGAAAATTAGACAAATATCTGGAAATAATAGCGTTATAAAAGATGTTATTAAATTCAGGATTATAGCAAAATAAAAAATAAATTGCTTGCGAATTGATAAAAAAGCATTACCTTTGTATCAATTCAAATAAGTTTATTTTTTGGTTAAAGTAAACAAATTACTGGAACAAGAATTGAAACATTAATTGAAATAAATAAATAAATTGTAATAACACAGAAAATGGAAAACTCAAATGATTTAAAGGCAATGTTCGCTGACTACCAAAAAAGTCAGAATCTAAACAAAAAGAAAACAGCCGAAGAAATACTAGCCAAGTATTTCGTTCCCAGAAAACCTAAAGAAATATTTCGTATTCTACCTTATAAAGGTAAGAACTTCTATGACGAAGCGTATTTCCACGTGGTTACCACAAATGCCGTTGGCAACACCAAAAAATTTAATACAATTGTTTACTGTCCAGCCCACAATGATCCACCCGTACCAAAGGTAGACAAAAATGGCGATCTTGTAAAAGACCTTAATGGTAAACAAGTTATGATTCCAGCACCATGTCCTTTATGTGTGCAAGCTAAGAAATATGCTGATAAGCAAGACCCTTCTATCAAGTATGTAAAAAAGGATAACATGACACCTGCTCAGCTTAAGGTTAAAGAAAGCAATGACTTGATCTACAAAGAAGCTACTTCATGGGAAGCTAAGAAATTCTATATCGTTCGTGGTATAGACAAAGGTCAGGAAAAAGATGGCGTTAAGTTTTGGAGATTTAAATTCAATTACAAACGTCAGGGTGTGTTCGACAAATTAATGCCACCACTTGAAGACTTTTACGACCAGAACAAAGTCAATTTTGCTGATCCTATCGTTGGGACAGATATCTCTATCACTATGGGCGATAGCGAATTCAAAGGCAAAACCTACAAAGCTGTATCAGCTATCACAACAAAGGGTAAATCGGCTTTACACCAAGACCCAATCGTTGCACAGCAATGGCTTGATGACACAATCACTTGGAGACAAGTATTCAAACCAAAAAATGCGCCAGCTATCACAGCATTACAATTCCTAGAATTGATTGTTGAAGGTAACAGTCCATATTGGGAAGATTCTGACCCAAGTAGCAAACATTGGGTATTTCCTAATCATCCTGATCTTGAAGCATTGGCTAACACAAGAAAGGTTAATGCAGATACAGAGGATGAAAACTTTGAATATGCTTCTGACCTTGAAGACAATAGTAACGTAAATATTACTAATGTTACTAAAAGTGACGTCGGAACATATACCGACAACTCTCTTGACGTTGCAGCAGCTTTGATTCAACAGCATGATGCTGAGAAACCTACCGAAGTTAATACCTCTGTTATTCCCTCAAATGAGCCAGTAGTTACTGAAACTACACAGGAAGCTGATTCTAACGAACCAGATGCCGAACCAGATTCAGATGAAGAAGAATACAAGGACTTACCGTTCTAATTCAAAATAAAATATGGGATGCTGTAAGGTATCCCATATTATTTTCAATAACAAATTAAATATGAAAGATAATACAAATATAGTACCGCCAAACGTGGTGGTAAGAAAAGCTACGGCAAAAAAAACATTTTCTTTAGCAGATTTTAAGAAAAAAGCTGGCTGTGAAGACGTTCCTGATAAGCCTTTAACATGGCTAAGAACCTCAGCGGCAATGGAAAAGGCAACAGGACTTCCAGGTTTTGCTAAAGGTTATGTAAATCTATGTAGAGGTTTCTCTAACACAGGAAAATCGACAGCTGTATGTGAAGGCATTGTTGCAGCACAGAAAGATGGCGACTTAGTAATCATTATTGATACTGAAAACAATATGGGTATGGAAAGGCTTGTAAAAATGGGTTTTGACATAAACGGCGAATATATTCTGATTGATAACGAATACTTGTTAACAAATTTTGGTAAAAAACAGGATAAGGATCGAAACGAAGCGTCTATTGAAGATTTAGCTAAATGTATGTACTATTTTATGGATGAACAGAATGATGGTAATCTTGATCGTAATATTACGTTTGCTATTGACTCGATTGGTACACTAAACTGTATTGCCACAATTAATGCACAGGTTAAAGAAACAACTGCGAATAACATGTGGAATGCAAAAGCTTACGAAACATGTTTTCTATCAATGCTAAACAATACCATTCCAAACAGTAGAAAGATTGATAAGCCATATATTAATACTGTTATCGCTGTTCAGAAAATATGGATTGACAATATGAACGGCGGAGGAGTAAAACATAAAGGTGGTGAAACATTCTATTTCGGTTCAAGGCTTATTTATCATTTCGGTGGTATTATTGCTCATGGAACTAAAAAGATTATGGCAACCAGCAAGAAACGTGATGTGAACTACGGAATTGAGGCTCGAATCAATGTAGCTAAGAACCATATTGACGGCCCACTTGGAGGTATCTCAATGGAGGGGAAAATTATCTCAACGCCTCATGGTTTTGTTTATCCTGACGATCTTGAAATCTATAAGAAGAAATATATTCTATTCTTTAGGAATATCTTCAATGACGATACAATGACTTCCGATGATTTAACATTTGAGGCTCATGACGTAGAATTTAGCGAAGAAAGCTAATGGAAATCAGAACCCTATTAGTTGACGGAAACTATCTTCTAAAAAGATCATTCTTCGGTGCGAAAGATGCTTATACAGCGTCTTTCGGATCGATCGGTGGTCTATATGGCTTTCTAACGACCATTAGAAAGCTAATTAAAGAACATCAGATCAATAAGGTTGTGGTGTGTTGGGATGGTGAGAACGGCGGAATTGATAGGCATAAACTCGATCCTGAGTATAAAGCAAATCGAAAGGATAAGTCGTGGCACAGTAAAATTGAAATGACTGATGCCGAAATAAGACGTGAACAAGCTAAAGACGAGTCCATTTTAAAAAATAAGAAACGTATTCAGCAATACATCGAAGAATTGTTTATTCGCCAGATAGAAGTTGATGAAATTGAAGCAGATGACCTGATTGCGTCGTATTGCAAATCGAATTCAAAGAAGGAAATAATCTTTTTGTTTACTAACGATAGGGACTTCATTCAATTGCTCGAACTTGACATAACAATATTATTTGGCAATATTGATCATCCTGTGACTAAAGCCACATTTTTCTATGACTTCAAGTATCATTATTCTAATGGCTTAATTGTAAAAATAATTGGCGGTGATGTTTCGGATAACATTAAGGGTATTGCAGGTATAAAAGAAGACGTTCTAATAAAACATTTTCCTGATATTAAATTTAGAAAGCTAACTGTTAGAGAGATATGTGGACGTGCTGATGAAATCAATAAAAATAGAATACTTGAGAAGAAAAAACCTTTAAAAATATTCGAGAGTTTATTGGCAAACATCCCCAGATTAAAGCTTAATTATGAGTTGACAGACCTTTCAAGACCCTTTCTTAATGCACAGGCTGTGGAGGAATTAGCTCAGTTGGAAATGCCTTTATCACCTGAAAATAGGGGTAGTAAGAACCTATATAAGCTAATGATCGAAGACGGATTTCTAACTATATTCAATGGCGGTAATTTCGTCAATTATCTCGAACCTTTCTATACAGTGGTTATGTTTGAGAAGCAGCTTTTAGACAATTATAATAAAGTTAGAAAATAAATCTAAAAAGGCTTTCATTATCAGAAAAAAATATGTAGTTTTGCAGTGTAATAATTTTAAACATAAGAAAAAATGAGTAACGATAACGAGTTTGGTAAAATCTTCAAATTCTCGCTTCATCAGGGCGATGTTCTGCTTTGTGAAAAGATGATAGATTCATCGGATTTTAGCCCAGAAGTTAGGTATCCTATTAACATTCGTCATATTCTACCCAAGGCGATTGGTATGTTTCAAAAGACCTTATCCAAAAGGTATTATGAAACATTTGCATATGTGGGTGAGGAAAAACATTATGAACTGTTTAATTATGCTAATGACATAATCGACTCGTATGAGGACGACATTCGTAATGACCTTATTTATGACCCTTCAATTGTGTCTTATCAGATTGAGGACAAAGTTATAAAAGGCGTTCCATGTTCAATAGGTTTTTATGTCAATGGAAAAACCATTGTTGAAAGAACATTCTACGTGAATGGTTTCAACCCGACTTGCAGATATTCTGTAGATGTTGTTGACGCTGTAAAATCAGTGACAAATGAAATTTATAATCACATTAAACGATGCGATTTGGAGTTCATTTCGAAAAGTTTTGAGTCGCAGTCATACGCTGCTGTTAATTAATCGAAAGTTATATTATGATAATTCTAGCAATTGTTTATAAAATAACAGTTGCTAGAATTGTTACCTTTTATTTCTAACTTTCACAAAAATTTATAATGGAACAAGTAGAAAATACCCTGAGCAAATACTTGGGGTCTGAATTTCAGCAGCATTTAATGTGGCAATTACTCGTAGAACCTGAGTTTGCCGTAAGAACTCTCCCAAGACTAAGCGCAATGTATTTTGATGACCCTACAATGAAAAGGTTGTTCATCATAATGACTAATTACTTCAATGAATTTGCCAAGCCACCAAATCTTCAAAATGATAGCATAATATTAGCTATTAACAAATTCAAAACACCAAACAATTTAATCGAAGAAGAATTACTTTTTGCCATAGTAAAAAGAATTCTTAATTGGAATGATCGGGTTATTAATAGAAATATTGATCACAATGGCGAAGCTATTCAGTTAGAAACAACGTTTTTTATAAAACAACAGGAGTATAGAAAGCTTGGTGAATTCATCATTAACATGACGAAGAACGGCGAAATACGCCAAAAGCAAGCATTAGTAAATATTGAAGACAAAATCAGAGACATATCTGAGATCGGTGATGTTGAAGATTATGGGACTGAGGCAATGGATGACATTGACAGTGTTCTTAGCAAAGAGTTTAGAGAGGTAATTCCAACAGGCGTAGTTGTATTGGATGCTTTGACTGGCGGCGGACTTGGAAAGGGCGAAATAGGTCTTATATTAACACCGTCAGGCGTTGGTAAAAGTACATTGCTCACAAAAATTGCTAGTACTGGATATGCTGAGGGTAAAAAGGTATTACAAATAATTTTCGAAGATACTGAGGCGCAAATAAAGCGAAAGCATTATGCTATTTGGTCTGGCATCCCTTTAAGTGAAATGGACGATAGGAGTGACGAGGTTAAGCGAAAGTGTTATGATTTTGTAAAAGATAAACATGACGGTAAAATCGTTATAAAACGAATGAGTCAGGAAAATACCACAATGAATGATGTGAAGAATTTCATATCACGATATGAAAAGAAAAATGGTATCAAATTCGAATTGCTCGTACTAGACTATTTAGACTGTCTTGAACCGAATAAAAAGTCGCCAGATAGGACAGAGGCTGAATTACAGATTGTTAAATCTTTTCTTGCTATATCTGCGGATTTAGATATACCTGCATGGTCGGCGATTCAGAGTTCACGTGCTGGATTAGATAGCGAATTTGTTGAAGCTAGTCAGGCTGGTGGTAGTATTAAGAGATTGCAGAAAGCTCACTTCTTCATGTCTGTAGCTAAACCGCCAGCATCTAAAGACGCTAACTTGGCAAATATTCGTATTATTAAGGCAAGGTTTGCTAAAGATGGTCAGACTTTTAAAGACTGTATTTTTGATAATGATAAAATGCAAATTGTTATTAATGACGAGGACTACATGTACAAATACAGTAAATCTCTCAAAGTAACAGATAGTAGTATTGAGAGATTCAATAAAAAATTGGAAGGCACGACATTCGACGGCGAAAACCAGAGAGGGAATGACTTTGAACATAATGAGTTTGTCGATGCTTTGGAGAAAGTTGTTGAAGACATAGCACCTGTCTTAGAACCTGTTATTCCAGACGAATTTGCTGAACTTGATAAAGTTACGCCAGATATAGTTTATGTTAATCCTGAATCGACTGATAATGAGCCTATCGATAGGTCTATAGTAAATGAAATTCATGCAAATATTTGTCAAACAATTGATTTTGACAGTCTTGGTGACCCAGATACTAATAGCAATAATAAGGACATGATCAGTTTGTTAATGGCTGATAGAGAAAGGCAAAATATCGTAAAAAATATTGATCCTACAAACGTATAGCGACGTATTTATATAAAAGATAATTTAATATGAATTTTTATATAAAGAAGGACAGTACTTTGCCAACACTAAAGTATTCATTGGATCAAGAGTTCTTGGACAAATACGGCTTGGCTGACGAAGATATGAATGATGCAGCTGTAACATTTTCCATGTATAATGTGGATACGGAAGAATATCACATTGCTAATGTGAGTGGTCAGATCAAATATCGAAATGACAATGATTATTTAGCTGTTCCAAAGTACTCAATCGAGTATGAATTTAAATTGGGCGATACAGCTGTTGTCGGCAACTATTATGGCGAATTCAAGCTGGATTTTCTTAATGTAAATTTTCCGATGAAGATTAGCATTCCCAATAGCGGATACATTGATATGACTGTTTTTGATTCTTTAACAAAAACATCACTTTATTAAGTATATCGAATTAAATCGAACTAAAAAAACGTAAACTCTTGCAGCTTACGTTTTTTTTTCGTTTCTTTGTACTTTACATTTCTATACAATAATGAGTGATTTTAAACTAATAGTATTCTGTGAGAGAATTCCACGTAGAGCGTGGTACTACACAAAATTCATATATAATGAGGAGCTAAAGGATAAGATCAAATCATTAGATCAGACCAATAGAAAATGGAATGCCTCAAAAATATGTTGGGAAGTGAGTGTATCAGGCTTAATAGAACTTATCAAAAGTTTTAAAGGCTCTGAGTACATACACTTTGACTTTGGCACTATTGATAGTCGAAAGCTTTTTGTCGATCTTTTTAAAAAACATGAGAAAGCTGAAACCGATAAGGTAAATTTACTCAAAGAACTTAATGAGAAAAAGCTAAAATGGGACAAATATAAACTCGAACTCGAAACAACGTATATCGATTACTCTCAACGCCTTCATGCGTTGATAAAGATTCCTATCAAACTATATCCTCACCAGATAATCGCAGCAATGTTTATGAATGAAACCAGAAGTGCATTAATTTCGCATGAAATGGGTTTAGGAAAAACGTTGAGTTCAATTCTTTATGTTGAAATGAATAACTTCAAAAAAGTTATCGTGGTGACGCCAAACTCATTAAAATTCAATTATTATAATGAGGTTTCGACGTTCACCAACAGTAAGGCATATATTATCAATTGGAAAAAGAATACATGTACAATTGCCGAGGCTAAATACATTATCGTTAATTACGATTATTTCAATCCCAGCGACAAGGCAAAAATGGCGAAAAAATGGGAAAAACTTAAGGTTGGAAACATAAACGCTGTTATATGTGACGAATGTCAAAAGTTAAAGAATACTGACTCAAATACTTATAAGAATTATAAAAAGCTATTTAACGAAGATATTTTTATCGACGGTAAGCCTAGTAAAATATATTTATCAGGAACGCCAGCACCTAATAGAGCATTCGAATTATATTCAGTGCTTAATCAGATATCTCCTTTAGACTTTGCAACCAAAAAATACTTTTACGAGTATTATTGTGGCATGGTTTACGAGATAGACGGATTCGGTTGGAAGGTTGACGAAGATGGCGAGAAAAGGCTTGAAGAACTTTACTTCAAAATATCGCCATACACGCACAGAAAAAGAAAGGCTGAGGTTTTAACTGATCTTCCTGATAAGACATATCAGAAAATTATATTCGAATTGAGTGATGCTGATCAGAAGATATATGACGATGTTGAGAAAAATGTTGCTAACGATTTGTTTTCTGGACTGGCACAAAATGCATTAACAACAATGCTTAGGCTTAGGCAATTAACCGCCAAATTTAAGATTGAATCTGTTGTTGAGATCATCGAGAATATACTTGAAACAGGTGAAAAGGTAATTATTGTTGACAATTTTAAAGAAAGTTTGTATGAATTTAAGAAAATTTTTGGTAATATTGCAGCCCTTCATACAGGCGATCAGTCAGTAGAGGAAAGGGCAGAGTTGGTAAAGACTTTTCAAGACCCTAATAGCGAGATTAAGATATTTTTGGCTTCAATACAAACTGCAAACTACGGACTTACGTTAACTGCGGCAAGCAAAATGATTATTATGACATTACCATATTCTGTTGGAGAATATGATCAGGTTGCTGACAGATGCCACCGAATCGGACAGAAAGATGCTGTAAACATCTACCCGACGATTGTTAAGGACAGTATTGACGAATATGTTTACGATGCGATTGAAGGTAAGCGTAGAGAGATTACAAAGGTAATGGATAATGAGGATTACGTATCAACAACGTCGGAAGCAGTTATATCAGATGTTATCAATAGGATTAAAAACAAATATAAATAATAACCAATGAGTAAGAATGTTGCTATTTTGTTTTCAGGTGGACTTGATTCTACTTATCTTGTATGGAAAAATCTTATGGACGGTAATACCGTTACGCCGATTTATGTGACAATTGAGAATAACAGGCATAAGGCACAGCTGGAAAAGAACCGTATTGAGTTGCTGTATAAATTATTCTCGAACGAATTTAACAAGGATTACCCTTCCAAGTTAAATCACATTGAGTATGTTTTAACGGCACATGTTGACGCCAATGAGGGAAGCCTATATTTTAAGCAAGTTCCTATTTGGATTATGGCAATGATATTTAGCCAAGGTATTCGTGGAGTCGAGGAAATTCAGGTGGGATATGTGTCAAACGACGATGCGATTTCATACCTTAAGGATATTAAAAACATTTATAAGTCATATGGAGCAATATGCGAATCGCTTGTACCATTGAAGTTTCCGATTATAAAGATGAAAAAATATCAAATGGCTGATAAATTACCTTCCAAATATCGTGATTTAGTTGTATCTTGCGAAAATCCTAGGCTGGATGACTGTGAACATGATGGAATTTTGGGATATACACCTTGTTGCGAATGTGTACCATGTAAAACTATCATAACAACAGAGTATTTTGGAATGGACTTACCAAAAGTTTATCAGGATAAAATAGCTGATAAACAACTTGAAGCAATGTTCAGCAGAGGCTATTCAATGACTGACCGTGATGGTAATAAGATCGTTAATAAGAATGCTTATGAGTATCGTAAATACAGGGAATCTTATGATGGTACACAGTTGGAAATTCCATTTGAGGAATTTAATAAACCTGAAAAAAGCAAGTGTGACGATATTATTTCATTCGATAAGTTTAAAGCACCATCAATAGGTAAATGGAATTCAGTTGAGTCAGTTAAGCCATTTAGCGTGATGATAACAAAATCTCATTCATCTATTGTGAGTGACGAAGGCGACGACGAATTATGATTGCAAATGTACTTCGAATTAATTAGTAACCAATAAATTAAATAATATAAATGGATAAAGCGGCTGTCTTAAATGAGATAAAAGGCTTTCTTGAAGGCTATAATCAAGACATTAAATATTTGGTCAATGTCGAGACCAATCCTAATTTTAACTATGCTGAATGTGTAATACATGAGCCAGATACTGCCCCAAAGGTAGTTAAGATTCATTATGAACCTTTCATGTTCTGTAAAGACTTAAAACAGAACGGTATTCATCTGTTCGATCAGATACCAGATTTGCTTGAAAACAAAATGGCACAATATGGCATAACAATGAAAAAGCTTGAAACTGGTAATCAGAAAAGGCTTATCGACGGTTATTGTTATAAGATTTCCAGTTCCAAATCGTATAATCATATTGTTAACTTTCTGAAAGAAGGCAACATTAATCCGTACGAAAAACTTAAAGACGCTCATGGCAAGATCGTTAAAGACGAAAGAGGTGAGCCTACTTTCTTATATCGTGATCTATTCTATTCGCCTAGGACGACTGAGCAATTTTTTATGTCAACAAAATCAAGGCTTTTCAAGGGATTTGAGGAATACAAAAATGTTCATAAGGTCGTATTCGATATTGAGACAACTGGTTTGAAATATCAGTTGAAAAGGGTTTTTGCAATTGGCGTCAGGGACAACAGAGGCTTTGAGATTATTCTTGAAGTGAAACTGGAAGATGACGATGAATCCGAGAGAAGGGTTTTACAGGATTTCTTTAACTTGTTGGTACATTTGAATCCAGCGATTATTTGCGGATATAACTCAGAACAATTTGACTTTGACTTTATTATCGGTAGAGCAGAGATATTGAATATGGATTTAGCGGCGATTCCAACGTCTGTTGATAGAAGAAACGTTCCGATCAGAAGAAGACCAAATGTTTCTGTTAAATACGGTAACACGTCTGACAGATTTACAGCTACGGAAATGTGGGGATTCTCCATAATAGATATTATGCATGCAGCAAAAAGAACTGCCGCTGTGAATACCGAAATAAAGAATACCAAATTGAAATACATCGCAAAACATGAGGGTATCGCCAAAGCGAATAGAACTTATGTTGAAGGCGAGGGTAACAATATCTCGAATTTTTACTTTCAGAACAAAATATTTATCATTGGCGAAACAAACGAATATGAAGTAGTTCCAGACGAATTTCAGGACGTTGCAAAGAATCTGTATAAATTACAGGCATATAAGGATCAGTTTTCTGAAACACAATACAATGAAACAAAGAAAAAACTGTTCGTTGAGAACAAAGCCTTTGTTGAGTGGTTTAGAGCAACTGCAATTCCTAATAAGATGCTTAAGCTAATCAATGGTAAAAATTTGATTAAGCAGTATCTTCTTGATGACTTATGGGAAACGGAGCAAGTCGATGAATTGTATAATCAATCGTCGTTCATGCTTGCCAAGATCGTGCCAACCACATATCAACGTGTTTGTACGATGGGAACAGCTTCTATTTGGAATCTATTGCTAACTGCATGGAGTAATGATAATGGCGTGGCGATTCCGTATTCTGAAAAGAAAGACGGCTTCTCTGGCGGTTTATCAAGATGTTTTAAAACAGGCTTTACAAAAAGATGGGTTAAGATTGACTACGCTTCATTGTACCCGATGATTCAGTTGACAGATGATATATTCCCAATTTTTGACATTACTGGCGTTATTAAAAAAATGTTGTTCTATATGACAACAACCAGAAATATTTATAAAAAATTGGCTAATAGCGACGAAATTAATCAGGAAGAAATTATGTTACTGAGTGAACTTGACCATGATACCTATAAAAAGTTCATCGACGGTACACTAACTGAACATGATAGAGCCATGTTTAAGATTAAACAGTTGCCTATCAAGATTCTTAATAACTCACTATTCGGTGCGTTGGGTTCAGGTGTTTCATTCAATTGGTCGGATAACGTTTGTGCCGCTAGGATCACTTGTACTGGACGATTACACTTAAGACATGCAATGGCATGGTTTAGCGATTATAAGTGCGTACCGCTGCTTGCAATCACTGATGGTATCAATTTTCAGATTCCTGACGTAAGCAATATTATTATTGGTGATAATTTGGAAGTTGCCGACTATATTTCAGAGGTAGAAATTCCTATTGAGGAAGCGTGGAAATTCAAAGGCAAAACTGGTATCACTGCCTTGATCGATAAATATAACGATCAAGAACAACTTGCAGCTAAAGCCAGAGACAAGGTGAGTCATATCAGCGTTGATAATGACGGCGAATATGTTTCATGCTTAAATTTGTCGAGAAACAATTATGCTATCATGTCCGAATACAAGGATAAGAAAACTGGTAAGACAAAGGAAAAGATTAAAATGGTTGGAGTTACCATTAAATCAAAGGTAATGCCTGAATATATTGAGGACTTTATTGACAAAGGCATGGACATGGTATTACATGGTAAGGGCCCTGAATTTGTTAATTATTATTATGATTACGTTGATATGATTTATTATCAACGCATACCATTGAAGAAGATTGCTAGTAAAAATAAGGTCAAGGTTAAACTTGAGCAATATATTAATCGTGGATGCAATAAGAACGGTGGTAAGAAGGGTATGCAAGCGCATATGGAACTCTTGATTGAAGAACGTGAAAAGATCGCCTCTGATTTATTCGAGCTACATAAAGCAGAGTTGCTGGGAGAAACTTCGGAAGAAGGTCTTACTATCGACGATAAGATGAAACTTGTTTCGAATTATATGCCGCCAGAACCTGAAATTGATAGCGTTGTTTATCAAATTAATACAGGTTTGAAAGCCGCTGATAGCAGTTCTGGAAGGGATAAAGTTACAGGCAAACTATACTCTAAGTTGATCAATGCTAAAGATTTGGCTTTAAATCCAGATATGACAGGTTCTTATAATGTTCAGAAATACCTTGCTGCTTTCAATAAAAGAGCTGAAATACTGTTTGCTGGATTCAATCCTGAGATCGTTGGTCAAATTTTATCGAAAATAGTGACTAAAAAAATGAAAAACAGTTTTGGCGAAAATGTTGTCGTAACTGAATTGAGTAGAAATGTTTTCACTGACGAGCAATTGACTTTAGGCTCATATGATTTGGATAGTGTTCAAGAAGCTTTACAGCTTGAAGATCGTGAAGCAATCTTCTGGAATAAAACAGGCTATGACCCTCGATTAATATGGGATGGATTCATCATGACCCCTGAGAATCAGGTTTATTTTGAAGTCTATGAGAGTGCATTAAAATATCTTAATGATAAAATGATCGCCTCAAATTTACCGTTAATCAAATCGATTAATGAGAAACATGAAAAGGGCGATATCATTCTGATAAAAAACAGTCTCAAATATTTAGTCGGTCATTTTAATGGCACATATATAAAAATTATCAAAGAGGTTAAGGATATACCTAAAACCGAGACTGAATTACTGATAGAAGAAAAGCGCAAAGCAATCGAAAATAAACTTGAAAATCTCAAGGTGGCTTCGAAGGAAAAGACTGATAAAGAGGTATTTCTCGAAAATAAACTGAATAAAAGGACTCGATATTTTAAAAAGTTTAAAAAGGAATTTAATATTGATGCAAAAATGGATTTGGATGCATTTGTAGCAAAATTTGGCGAAGAATCTTTGGATATGCTAGACGGCTATATCACTGGTCTTGAAACAGCCAATCAGCCAGATGATCCAGATGCTATTGATGTTGACTCAATTTGATGAATTATTATTTTGATTCGAGTATTTATATAAAATTACTCGAATTATCATGAAAGTTATTCTTATAAATGAAGTTATAGATGCTGACGGCGGTCTTATTGGCAGCGATAATGTACCAAAAACTGGCCCAAATATGAGCACAGTTTCTAAAAAAATTACTGACTATAATATGGCTGTAGGGCATCAACCTTTCGGTGATAGCATGATGGGATATTTTGGTTCTGTCATGCTACCATTTTTTGAGGGCGAAGGCTCTGACGAGAAGAATAAAGACTTAACAGATACGCTTGAAATTCTCCGTAAATTCTATGAGGAACTTATGAAACATTACTATAAGAACCCTAATAGCTTGAAAAACGATTTTAGAATTTATACCGAAAAGGAAACCATATCAAAGGATGTCGTTAAGTACTTCGAGGTGTATGCTAAAGAGATTGTAAAAAAATTCGGCGATAAGCCTTCAAGTGTGGACGAGTCTATTGTAGATGAAGATACCATCGTCGATAAAAAGATTGATAATTTTCTATCAGCAAAATCTAATGATAGGGATATTACGGACAAAAGTGTTACAAAGATAGCTGGTCTGATTAACAAGCTAGACAATGGCTCAAAAAATAAATTGAAGAATCTAATAGAGGTTAGTAAATAATGAATAGCGAATTATACGGTAAAAATTTTGCAGTGCCAAAGAATGTATTAAACGTTATAAGTGCTGCTATTACAAGATATCCTGACAGTGATGGAATTCGTAGAGCTAAGTTCATTCTGAAAAATGGATCATTAACATATCAGGCATTAAAAAGACTGAAACATGATTTAGCAAGCATGGGCGCAAACGATGTTCAGTATCTATTAGCTGGCGGCGAAGATATGAAAAATTTCGTTGATACAGCATTGGGATCGGCAAGAAAAATTGAAATAGGTGCATTAAATGAAAGTGATGATTTTCAAAAACAGGAAAATGCGTTGGCAATCATTGTTAACGAAAACAATGAATTTCTATTGCTTAAACGTGGGAATAATTGTTGGGCAGCTAATAAATATGGATTGGCAGGTGGAAAAATTGAAGATGACGAAACTCCTGAGCAGGCATGCAAAAGGGAAACATTCGAAGAAACTGGTATAGCTCTCGACAATTTTATAAAAAGATTAACGCTTGAAAGAATATATGATAACACAATTAATTGTGAACACATATTTGCAAGCAGATATACTGGCGATATTGACAAAATTAAACTGAATGATGAACATTCGACTTTTGGTTGGTATACCATTGAGGGCATGAAACATTTGGACACAGTTCCAAATTTGATTGAATACATAACAATATGCTTTAAAAATTATAATTAAATAACAAAAACATTATGAGCAGACTAGAAGACATGAGCACTTCGTTTAGAAACGAAAACGTAAATAAAAGTACCTACACTAAGAATAGTGAGTACAATTTAACAAATAAGAATGCATTATCTGACGGCGATGAAAAGGGTAAGGGTGAATTGAATGGATCAATTGGAAGTAAAACTGATATTGAAACCAGAAAAAAATTACTTGCCAGAAGTAAGTATAAGTCAGGCGCAAACGAGTATAATCAATCGAACGCTTAATTATGTTTCTTAATGAACTAAAAATATTTTTCGAAAACATTCACACCTTTCGTGGTATCCTGAATGAGTCCGTTAGTGCCAATATATTTATTGATGCTATCGAGAATAATAAATACCTGTACATTTATTATGCATCGCCAGATACGACATTGAAAGGCTATAGAATTATTAAGCCTTTTGTTATAGGAAAGACAAGGAATGGCGATTTAGTTGTTAGGGCATGGCAAGAAAGTGGATCAAGCGATTCTTTTAGCGGATTAGGTAAGAGACGTAGAAATAATCACGAATTTCAGAATCATACAGACACAAAAACGAATAAGTCTGGTGAAAAACCAGCATGGAGATTATTCAGATTAGATTATATAACATCGGCATTACCAACTGGTAAGCATTTTAGCGTTGCGCCAGAGGATATCCCTGACGTGTATAACCCGAATGATAAGCAAATGATGGGTGGCGTAATGGCGTCTGTTAAGATAGGCGGCGTAACAAATGCGCCTGAAACTGAGACACCTAATGGTAGCAATATAGATAAGGTCAAGCCTGCTACAACAGCGGCAACCATTACACCTGAAACACAAGAGCCATTGGATATGCAAAAGCCAACGTCAAATCCAAATGATATAAAGGATTTTTATAATGCAGTAACTAAAGTAAAACATAAGCCTGCAAGAAATTATATAGTGGTAAATGATAAAAATGGTGTATCTTTGCGAAATGCTAACGATACTAGAGTTCCTAAAGAATCCATAATAGGAAATCTCGCTGATCTTTACGCTAAATTAAATGCCCCGAAGGTAATTAACGATAAAAGCTTTCGTGACAACATGCATAATAAAGCTGTGACTTATTTCGATAGTTTGAAGAAATAGCAGCAAAATAATTAATAGAATATTTTATGGCAAAGAACAGTAATATCGATTTAAACGGTTTACGTAAAGCAATCGATGAAAGCCAAGCCGCAAGAAATGCGTCATTGGGAATAACGGAAGCAACAGGGACACCTAAAGACTTCTTTTTAAATAGTTTATTGAAATCACGTGACTCTGGTCGTCCATCACATGCAACCAAAGTAATTGAACTTTTGGCTGAGAAAAAAGATCCTAATGAATTGCAAAATGACTACAGGAAGATTGTAAACGAATCGCCCGATATTATATCAAATACGACACCTACACCAAGGGCAGCAACAAGACCACCTGTCAACATTGATAATAGAGATAGAGACGAAAAATTGTTTGAAAATTTTGGAAAGAAATCAAATAGAACTCTAGCTGAAAGTATTACCGAATTCGCTTCTCCTGAAATAAAGGAAAAGATCGTCAATAGTCCTAATGCTGGTACAACCAGTGCAAACATTGAGAAATTAGTTGCGGCATATTTGGCAGAAAATCTTGAAGTCTTGATGGAAGATACTATCAACTCAACATTGCTTGAAATGTATAGTAATGAGAGAATTAAGAAAGGTATTCAGGAAAATCGTGACACTATTCGCACAATGGTAATAGAGGCTATCAGAGAAATTCAGAACAATCAGAAGGCAAAGAAATAATTTAATCGCATGAAAAGAATACTATCGTGGATGAAGGGTGCTTCAACTGTTGAAGTAAAAGACAAATGTAAATTAGGTAAACTTAATGGTAAGTCAGCCGCTTGTAATCAGGGCGATATCAGTAATCTTACTATAAAATCTATTGTTAATGAAGAAATAGATGCTAGCGACGCTTATGATCTAAACGGTAGTTTGAATACTCTTATTAATGGTAAAAGGGAAGTCGGCTTGATCGTTGACATGAATAGAGACATTATTAAGAAATTGAACGATAATAATATCAATGTTCTCCCAATTCAGAGAGGCGACCAGAAGTCTTATATTATTTATACGAATAAAGAAAAGGCTTTGAGACTTCGTGACATAATGAACAGTCATGGCGGATATGCTTCTGATAAGTCGCCAGAGGAAGCCAGAGAAATCGGCGAAATATTTGGCTATTCAAAAAAATCTATAGACGATTTTATTAAAAAGCATTATAATAATGTTCCTGTTGACACGAGAACTGCTGACGACTTTAATCATTTGGATGAAGCCGAAATCTATAGCTTAGATCAGATTCCCTTTACAGCCGAAATCGAGAAGCTGGGTGGTAAAATATACTCTGTCGGCGGTGCTGTGCGTGATAAATATCTAGGCAAAGAATCTAAAGACCTTGACATAATGATTACAGGCGTCCCAATGGATACGCTTGAACAAATTTTGGGTAAATACGGTCAGGTAAACCTTGTAGGAAAGTCTTTTGGAGTATTGAAATTTAAACCAAAAGGAAGCACCGAGGATATAGACGTGGCAATTCCAAGAACAGATACAGCGACAGGTGCTGGTGGTCATAAAGGTATTGAAACAAAATCCGATCATACGTTGCCAATTGAAGACGACTTGAAAAGACGTGACTTGACGATTAACGCAATTGCTACCGATATCGAAGGAAATATAATCGATCCTTTCGGAGGAGTTAACGATATAAAAAATAAGATAATTAGGATGGTTGATCCATCAGCTTTTACCGAAGACCCTTTAAGAATGCTTAGAGCAGTTCAAATGGCATCAAGATTCGGGTTCACAATTGAACCTGAAACAATGAAAGCTATTCAGGGAAGTGCTGTGAAAATAAGAGAGATTCCGTCTGAAAGGATTCTAACAGAGTTCGATAAGATAGTTCAAAAGGGTGACCATTTAGTCGGTGCAAATCTTTTAGTAGAAACAGGCATTTATAAGCAATTATTTGGAACTAATCCAGTTGTTAATTTTAACTCTGAGGCTGAATTGTTTAGAAATGCTAAAACAATGGGCGAGTTTATTTACTTATTGTTAGACAAAACAATCGATACACCTGACGAATTTTTTAAAACAAAACTGCGTGGCGATATCAACACCTATAAGGAAATAAAAGCATTGAAGCTAGCATTCGACTCAAAGGACGACGCAGCCAACATATATAAAGCCAGATCAGTTGCTTATAACATGTATGCCGTTTATCCAGAGTCTTTAAAATCGGATATAATTCCAATGCCTGTAAAAATAGCATGTGATGAATTATTGTCTGGTAAATACCCTAAGTCAAATGCCGATTTACCTGTTAATGGTAATGACCTTATGAATCTAGGATTTAAAGGCGAACAAATTAAGAACAAGTTTAAGGAAATTTTATTAAAAATATATACTGACAAGCTGAAAAACAATCGTGAGGATATTATTAATTATCTCAATGCTGGCAACTCGACTGATCCTAATTCTGGCGAAGCGATTCCAGATGCCACAAGTGAAAATTTTAATTTACATCAGGTATCTGAATCTCTTGAACAGGAAGGCGTCGGCGATAAATATGCTGAAAAGAAATTCGGTATTCCAAATTCCGATAACGAATATGAGAGTAAATACAATGCTCATAAACAATCAACATTAGAACAGCCTGCTGCATATGTTAGAAGCACTAATCATGTTTACAACACTCGTGAGAATGTCGGAATATATAAAAATCCAAAGTCCTTAAGTAACTTTGAACCAGCTACAAGAGCAATTGCCGATTATGACGGAAATATATACGTCGCACAGAAAAATGGATCATTTGTTCATGAGAATATGGCAAAAGCGTTGAGAATCGGCGGAAATGACATTTATGATCACATGGATAAGTTTTTATTGCTCAATAGGGTTGATAATACTAATTCATTCGGCTTAGGCGATACTAGTTTCAGCTACATGAATGCATATAAGGAAAGACGTATTGAAGGCTTAACAATATTTAAGAATCTGATGAAAAAGAATCCTCAGTTTAAATATTATAGTAATCTCTTTACAAATGTTTCTATTGACAAAGATACCTCAATTAAAGACGATAGTGTTGCAAACGAGGGCGTTGCTGACAAGTATGCCGAAAAAAGATTTGGCATTCCAGACCCAGAGGGCGAGTTCAACAGAAAATATAATGCTAATCAGTTAGCGCAGACTAATACACCTGTTGCGTTTGTTGACTCAACAATTTATGATTATAGTGCTGATGGTCATGACAAGATAGAAAAAGTACCGATCTATAAAAACCCGAAATCTCTTGCAAATTTTGAGTATAATGTTAGAGCAGTGTCTGATGCTGACGGTAATCTTTATGTAGCACAAAAAAATGGTAATTTTGTACACGGCAATATAGGTCAATCATTATTTTTTGCAGATAGCAATTATGAATTATATAGAAACTATGATAAATATGTTTTATTGCACAGAATGGGTGAGCTAAATTCATTCGGACTAAGCGATTCAAGCGAAGGCTATATGAGAGTTAATAGAGCAGCACGTGCAGATATTGATAAATTGTTTGATAAATTATCGACAAAAAATCCACAATTTAAATACTATGAGCAATATTATGACGGCGACGGAATAGACTTAAATAAGCCATTTGATAAAAACAAATTGTTGCCAGTAACGGATGAAGGCGTTGGTGATAAGTATGCTGAAAAAAGATTTGGCATTCCAGACCCAGAGAAAGAATTTGAGAGAGATTTTAAGGCACACAAACAGACCCAATTGGAAAAACCTGTCGCATATGTTGTTGATACTGAACGTAAGGGTATACCAATTTATAAAAATCCAAAATCATTGGATAATTTCGATGCGGACGTAAGAGCTATTGGCGATCCTAATGGCGATTTATATGTGGCTGGTAAGAACTCATGGTTTGTTCATGGTGGAATGTCAGAGGCACTTGGGATGTTTGACAACAATTATGCCCTATATTCGGAAGAAAATTTAAACAGATTCTCATTATTACATAGAGTCGGGAACACTAGCTCTTTTGGACTTGGCGATGCACAGGTTGAAATCCTTAATGATGAAAATGCTAATGATGGCTCAATCATGGCAAATCTTAGAAGAATTAAATCAAAAAGTCCTCAATACAAATACTACCTCGATTTTTACAAGGACGTAACGCCGCAAGATAAACCAATTGATGAAGTACTAAACAGACCCGAACAAACTAAACCTATGAGTAAAAAATTTATAGCATATTCAGCTATTGTGCTGGATGATAGATCTAAAAAGAAATTATACGATAGCTTTGCTAGTATGCTTCCAGAGGGATTTGAATTTGTGGGCGATCATATGACAATTAATTTTGGTGAAATAGATGATTTTTATAAGAAATATCTAGGATACACCGTAAGATTGAAGGTCGATAGTTATGCTATGGACGATAACACTATGGCTGTAGGCGTTTCTGGATTTGGTTCGATTAATGACAAAAGACATATAACTATTGGTGTTAATAAGTCAAATGGAGCAACAGCAAAAATGTCTAATAATTTAAAAAATTGGATAACTTACAGAAAACCATTATTTCTTATAGGTTCTGTTAAAGAGATTGAATTTAAAATTTAAAATAAACTATTTATAAGCATGAGTACAATAGATATGCAGCATAGACCAGCTTATTTACCACAAGTAAATGCACCTTTTGAGATTGTCGTTGATAAACTCAATGCCGATGGCGTTAATAGCAGAGTTATAGATATTAATCCAGCTATATTGAGAGTCTTGCAGGGAATTACATTTTCACATGAGGTTGATAACGCTGATATTGATGACGAACAAAAACCAATATGGATTAACAGTGAACTATTCGTCTTAGATGGTCATCATAGGCTTGTAAAAGCACTGTATGAGGGACGTAAGACTATAAGAGCTATAATTGTTGATCTCGATCATAAAAACGCTTGCAGAGCCTTAAATAAGGTTCAAGACATATATGATTATGAGCAGCAAAAAGAGGCTGAGAGCAATACTATACCAAATAATTTCTTGGATAGTATTGAGTCAGGCGTAGATGAAAATGAAAATGGTGAAGAATCTGGAAATGCTGTAAAGCTAATTGGATATAGAAGGGATGATTTTAAAAATAATTCCAGTAACGGTAATTTCTTTTCGTTGCAGCCTAAAGAAGGTATGAAAAAATATGAAATTGAATTTGATAATATCATGGATACGGATAAAATGGGTATTTCTTATAAGAATAGCCAAAATCCTATAGATGTTCTGGCAAATATATGGTTTCCGCACGTGAATTTTAATGCAATTTCTAAAGAAAATAATATTAGCGAATTTAATTTAAAATGTAAGGCAATAGCTGAAAAGGCTAAAAAATACGGATTCGACGGAATCAAATACGGCGAGTCTCTAATTCAGGGATTTTAAAAAAATTTATCATGGGAATATATAAAATAACAAACATAACAAACAGAATTGAGAGAAGACAAAATAGCTATAATAGCTCTGTTGAAATCGAGTATGTGAATAACATGGAGAAAAAAAACATCGTGCTGCGTGCAGGTGAAGTATTATTCATGGATATAGTGTCATTACCAGTTTCGATTCATAAACTAAGAGCAAAAAATTTGATATCTGTCATAGAAGCCAGTAGAAATGAGATGAATTCAGACTCAACAATAAAGGCAAATAAGAGTAAGCCAAAAGTAGTTATTCCTGAGTTAGTCGCCGTCGAAAAAGCTATTATAACAAAAAAGAGTAAGGCAATATAAAAATTATTTATTTTTTTATAAAAACACTTTGATATAACAAAATAATACTGTTACTTTGCATTTCTAAAGACACAGTATTATTTTTTAATTATGGAAAAAAAAATCAGAATATTATTCTATAACACCGACGTCGCAGGCGTTAATTACTATAGAACATTGACTCCAGCTATGGAGGTTGATAAAAATCATAGCGACGAATTCTTCGTAGAGATAAATCCGAATATAAACTTCGAAGAACCAGAAATTATAAATTATCTTACATCATTTGATATAATTCACTATCACAAGGAATTATATAATGCTAGAAAGTATCCTAGTTTCCGTAAAGCATTACGAGACGCTGGGACTATACTTATTTTAGACATGGATGACTACTGGCAATTACCAAAGTCGCACCCTTTGTATGCATTCTACATTCATAATAGGCTTCAACAGCATATTGAGCTAGCTATAAAGAATGCCGACTACATCACAACCACAACCGAATTATTCGCCGCCGAAATTAGAAAAGTTAGCGGTCTGGATAATGTGTTCGTCATGCCAAATTCAATCGACCCGAACTCAATGGATCAGTTTCAAAACAATTGGACGCCAAGCACAGACGGAAGGGTTAGAATTACTTACATGGGCGGCTCGTCGCATTTAGGTGATTTAACTCAAATGGAGGGTGTTATAAACATTTTGAATAATGACGTTCTAACAAGGGATAAATTTAAAATGGTTTTAGCTGGATGGGATATTAACGGTAATACAACCGAGGTTAAGTTTAATCAAGAACTTGGTAAAGAATTACAGGAGAAAAAGCTATATAACAACAAGATCATTAAATTAATTAATGAAGGTAAAGGCGATATTAGCGGTATTACACAGCTTCCACAGGAGTTACGTGATCGTTATAAGGATAACGTTTTTATCAAAACAGAAAGGGCTATCGAACCCAAAGAATCGTCATATTATCTATATGAAAATATATTATCTGATAACCATAGAATCATTAAAGATAAGAATTATCTGACATTCCTCAACAAATATGACAGAGTTCACACATATCCAAATGAGGGTAATTATGCTAGACGTTGGACGCAAAAGGTTAATACTTATGCAAATGTTTTAAATGAGACTGACATTGTTATTGCGCCGTTAGCTGATAACACTTTTAACAACATGAAATCCAATTTAAAACAGGTTGAATGTTGGACTAGAAGCCTACCAATTATATGTAGTGATGTCGCTCCTTATAATGTCGATGGCAGACATATGGAAAATTGCATTCTCATTCCGTCAAAAACAAATTCAAATAAATTTTGGGCGAAGTATTTAAAGAGACTAATCCTAGATGAAGGATTACGTAAGGGATTGGGCGCACAATTACATAACGATTTTAAAATTAGTTATAATCTTGAAGAAGTGACTAAGGCTAGAGTCGAGGTCTATAAAAAATTACTAAACAAAAATGAATCTATTTAAGAAAATGTATAACAAGGTCAAGACATATGTTCTTGATCTTATTTTGAAACACAAAATCAGGGTTGAGTTGAAAAAGGCTTATGCTGATGCTCGTTTACATACGAATGTTCCAAAGTTTAATCATCTGTTAAATGGCTTGCTTAAGGCATCTAAGGCTGTCGATGCAGAGGTTAGGGCAGCAAAACTTAAAAATGATGAAAGCGAGAATTTAAAATTGAC